TACACGACGCTCTTCCGATCTTGTCAGATCTCACTAAAAGTACCAAAACGAAATATTTTTTGACACCTGTCCTGAAGAATTTTATAAGAAAAACTTAAATTTTATAAAAAATTTTACTAATAAAAATTTCATCATAAAATATAAAAAACGTAAACCTTAATGGCTTACGTTTCAACTAAAGTTCTTTTGTCTCCTCGTTTAAGTCCTCGCTTATTTCGTCCTATGACTTCGTGATAGGGACTATTCGCCAACCTATCGAAGAATATACGATGCTCATCTTCAGTAAGACCGTAAAACTTACCAATCGTTTTCATACTATAACCTGACACGCGAAGAGGAACGAAATCTTTATACATATGAGCCAATTCTTCAATGTCATCTGTGTCATATCTTTCCTTACGATTCGTATCTTGAAGAGTAATCACATGGAAGAATTTAGACATTTCCTTACGATCTAGGAAAGCTGCCATCTCCTGAATTTCATCGCAAATGTTACATCCTTTGCATTCATGTTCTTTCAAGTATTCTATGTTAGAATCCGTGCTACTTTTAGACTTTGCGTAGAAATAGTCTGCGATTTGATGAACATCAATCAATTTACTAATCTTCGTAATGATTTCACTCTTTAATTCTCTACTATGTTTCACAATGTATTCATCATCTAAATCATTCAATGAAAATGTAGGATCTTGCCAAATCCACTCTTTGACAGTTTCACGACTTATTTCATCAATGATAATTTGAGGTAATCGTTCTCTACCTTGGTTACGATTTGCCGAAGTAAATCCACTATAGTTGGTTACAGGAAAGAATGTTAAACCAAAATCTTCTACTCCATAATTTTCCATAGCTTTCTCTGCAGCTTGGATTGAAGAGAAAATCGTAGCACGACTTGATTTCTGTACACGAGTAATCGTTCCATCTACATTAAAACGAAGCCAACGTCCGTCATATCTATCTTCTCCAATTACACAACGGAAATTTCTTTTACCTTTTCCATGTCTAAGGTTAGCAGTTCTTTTCATTTCTTCTGTCATTACTATTTCTCCTTGTCTTCATATTTATTATGCATTAGCTAATCTCATTCTTTCCCAACGATCAATTGTTTCTTCACATTTAATTCTCATTTCTTCATTAAGATAAATGTATTTCATACGACGATAACGAACTTTAAATTCGATGAGACGACTAGGATCGTCTTCTTCCATCATTCGTTTCATCTCTTTCTTTGCGTCATGACCATAAACTCCTAGAATGATAGCTAACATTAAAAGAGGTCCAAAGAAAGGTATGATATTAGATACTACTAATAAGATTACGCAAAGAGTTGCTTTTACGATTTTCATTTTAATTCCTCCAATTCTTGATCAAAAAATAGACAAACGTCTTTTTCTCCTTTATTATTAATAAATTCCACTTTAAAGATAAGAATTTCTCCTCCATATTGGTTTATTGAAATAATTACTCCTTCACAATCTTTACAATAAACATCATCGAGTTCACGAAGAATTTTTACTTTCGTTCCTACTTTCATACATAGTCCTCCGATACATATCGTTTTATATGATACTCTCTTTCACGAGCACCTACTCGTAACTTATGTTGCCGCATTGAATTAGACATAGATCTTCTAGCTTTTCCTAATGAAGTATAAGCACCTAATAGAAAAGAAGCTCCATCTTCTATGAAGATTACAGCATATAACTCTCTAGGACTATTCATATCATTAATCTTCTTAAGAAGTTCGTCAAACAATTGTTCATTTCCTTCAAAGTAAAGATAAGAATATCCAAGGCTAATATAAAGACCATATACATCTTTCTCCACTAAGTAAAGATCTCCTTTTGTGATTCCTACATCCCAATTAGATTTCCTTCCTATTAATGTATCACCTTCGACAATTTTCATTTGTCATCCTCTCCTTCATAAATAATAATGTCAGACATCACGACTATATCTTCTATGTCTGCAATGTTCTTAGGTTTATTCTTACGAAAACATAAGATTGCTTTTCTTTGTGAAGTAGTAAGAACTTTAAAAGAACGATACATTCTATCTTTAGAGTCGTAATAATGAATTACGTAAAGATCTTTTCCTCTTAATGAAATATTGTTCGCGTTCTCAAGTTTTTCCTTAAGGTTAGCTATTTCCTTATTAAGATCCGATGAGATTGCTTGTAAGTCGTTAGCTATCTTTTTACAACCTCGACGATAAAGACTAACATCCTTATAAGCAGCTTCTTTTTGTCTTGTGATTCTTACGACGTCATTTTGGAGACCTCGAACCGTTTCCTTAAGTTCGAGGTTTCTCTTAATGACATTGTCGTAATCTTTTTTAATTACGAACATATTAGTCCTCCAAGTAAAATTTCATTTCCATTCCGTTGATGTTTAAATGAGCTGTCCAACTTCCTGCGTAAGCATCATTATAGATGTTTATGAACTCGATTCCTACTTCTTCATTTTTCTCGCCAACATTAATGTAGAAGGAATCTCCCATTTCGTCGACCATTTCTAAATAAGTTTCTTGTTCGTTACCTTCTTCGAAGATTACATCAATATCACAAAATGCTCCGTCAATGTTTAATGATAATAAAGTTTTTCTCATTTGATTTTACCTCTTTCGTTTTTTATTTGTTTATTGATTATATTTATATTATATACCTTCTCTGTGTATATGTATATAGTTTTTTAAAGAAAAAATGAAAAACTTCATCAATGTATATAAAAAAATGAAGTTACAATGGCTATATATTATAGAGATAAAGAGTTAAACTTTAGGAGTTTAGCTTATGGAAAATATTATTGTATGTCCTAACTGCGATTTTCCTATTGACTATTCTATTAATGATGAATGTCCTAATTGTGGTCATTCTATTTTATTAGATGAGACTGATGAGGAAATAAACTGGGAGTTGATCATTGATGACGACAAGGAAATATGTATGTAAATACTGTGGAAAAATTGCCGGTCCTGATCATAAATGCCCAGGTATGGAAAAGAATCGAGAAATTCGAAATGCTAAACGTAGACAATATTATCAAAAAAATAAGGAAACACTTGCTCCTTTAATGAGTAAGAAATGGCAACGATTTAGATTACGTATCATTGATCGTGATGATCATATGTGTCAACGTTGCTACATTAAATATGGAATTATTAATGGCGATGAATTACAAGTTCACCACATTAAACCTCGTATTTATTTTCCTGAATTGATGTATGATGAAGATAATGTAATTACTACATGTAAAACATGTAACGTGCAGCTTGGTTTAGAAGGAATCGATTTTGAATGGGAACCTCCAATAGTTGATCATGTAAACTTATAAAGGAGGAAATGATTATGGCGAGACCTCGTAAACCTGCAACAGTTAAAGCAGGAAAAAGCGAAACACAAGAATCTTTAAATGAACGTGCAGAAGTCGAAGAACAAATGGCGGGAAACGACGATTTAGTTTGGATCGTGCCTGATGATCTCGATGAGTATGCAAAAGAGTATTATGAATTTTTAATTAACGAATTTAGTGAATCTAATTTCTTATCAAATTTAGACGTTCCTATTCTTTCACAAACTGCCGACTGTTTATCTAAAATGAAACAGGCTGATGAAATCTTGGCGTTAGAAGGAATTAAGTATGATACGTATGACAAGTTTGGAAACTCAATTCCAAAAGAACACCCAATGGTAAAAACTAAACTAGCATATTTAAGTCAGTATAGAGCACTGTGTACACAGCTTGGATTATCTCCTTCAGCAAGGGCAAGTTTAAGCCAAATGAAAGTTGAAGCTAAACAGGAGGAAGAAGATCCATTGCTACAAGCTTTAAGAAGCTGATCTTTGAAAACTGGATACCGGCGTAGTCAAAAAACTTAGGAGGAGAGTTTCGGTTTTGAGCCTCCTTAACATATAGGAAGCATAAGCATAATTGGTACTGCATCCGCCTTGAAAGCGGTTAGTCGTTTGATCGGCTTGTGGGTTCAAGTCCTACTGCTTCCGTTGAGTCGCAAGACTCACCTGTGTATTCACCTTTTTCTAGTCATAACTTCCTTTTTCTTTTTTCTTTTTATTTATTTATTTATTTATTTACTAAGTTTTTTCATAAATAAACTCTCCGACGAAAGTCGGAGCACCTTAGGTTACAAGTGTTAAGGTAGCACAATGGTCTCCAAAACCATTAGTCAAGGTTCGAATCCTTGGTAGCCTGTATCACTTAGATTAATTGCTGTTAAGAAAACCAATTTTTCTAAGTTTATTTAATTGGAGGTATGATTATGAGCGATTGGTTTAAAGACCATCCTGCTTATAAATATGCCGTCGATGTTATGGATGATAATTTTCCAACGAATAAAGATATTCATCAAATTTGCGAATCATTCTTAGAAGATTTGGATCAAGAGGACAATTCTAACTTTCCTTACTTCTTTGATGTTGAGTTAGCGAAAAAGATTACTAACTTAACGAAGCTGATCAACATGGCATCAGGTATTCGTCAAGGTTTACCCGTTCATGATTCATTAGCGCCTTTCCAATGGTTCTTCATTATGAATGTTTTATGTTGGAAGTATAAAGATAATCATGAAAAGCGAAGGTACGAACAATCTATTTTATTGATTGGACGTAAGAGTGGTAAAACATTCTTGGTAGCTTTACTATTTATCCTATTGTTACTTATCGAACCTGAGTATTCAGAGTTTTACTCTGTCGCTCCCGATAGAGAACTATCATCTATCGTTAAAAAAGAAATGGAGCAACAAATTGAAAAGAGTCCTCTAATTAGTAAGCACTTCAAAATCGTTCGCGGTGAAGTACGTTGTTTACTAACTAAAAGTAAATTTGTTCCATTAGCAACGTCAGAAAACCGTATGGATGGTCGTAAAGCCAATGTGTTCGTTGCGGATGAAGTTGGAGCTTTAAGAACTCGTTATCCGATTGATGCCATGAAGTCTTCTCAGATGAACATGGTCAATCGTACTGGAATCTTAATTTCCACTGCTTATGAATCATTAAATAATCCGATGACTGAAGAAGTTGATTATGCTACTAAGGTTATTCATGGACAAGTTGATGACGATAAGTTATTTGCAATGTTATACCGTCCTGATAATAATAAAAAATGGACTGACGATAATGAATTGCTAAAAGCTAATCCACTTGCTGTAGATATTGAGGCAAACTTCGATTACCTGAAAGAGCAACGTAAGAAAGCACTAGAAGTACCATCCGCTCAGAAGAACTTTAAGACAAAGCACATGAACATCTTCGTTGATGGTGATGATTCTGAGGTTTACATTAGTACGGAAGACTTGCGCAAAAACAAACTCGACGGTCCTTATGACTGGGAAGGTAAAGAAGTGTATCTTGGCGTCGACTTAGCGATGTCGGATGATAACACTGCTGTCTCTATGGTTCATTATGATTTCTATGAGGATAAGTTCTATGTTAAAAGTTGGGCTTTTATTCCTGGAGAAAATATTGAACAAAAAAGCAAGATTGAAAAAATTGATTATCGTATGATGATTGAAAACGGATATGCATTTGCATGTGGCGATAGAATTGTTTCATATCGCTTTATAGAAAATTTCGTATTAAATATTGAAAAAGAATATGGCGTAAAAATACTTGGAATTGGTTATGATAAGTATAATGCTATTTCTTCAGTAAATAGATGGAACGATGAAGGTGGTCTTGACGTTATTGAAGTTAAGCAGCATTCTAGTGTTTTACACGCTCCTACGAAATTATTTAAAGAGTATGTTATCCAACAAAAAGTTGGTTATGAACCAAACAGTCTATTTGAACGAAATGTAGCAAATGCTCGTGAAGTATTTGATACTAATTTAAATAGTTATGTAAATAAGAAAAAATCCAATGGTAAAATAGATATGCTTGCCGCAACGATTGATGCTGTAACCTTATGGCAAACAGAATTAGACGAAGGCAAAAGTTCTTATGAAAACCGAGGATTATATATTTTATAGGGAGGTAGCAAATTGGGCTTATTTGATATGTTCAAAAAAGAAAACCAAGGACCAATTGCTGGTAATTCAGTAAGCTATGGTCAAACTGCCCTTTCTTCTTTCTTTGGTGGAGAAACTGCCATTACCGAGGAAGAAGCGCTTTCCATTCCTGCCATTGCTTCAGCTGTTGACTTAATCACGTCAGCGATTGGGCAATTGCCTTTTGATCTGGTGAAACGAAATCCTGAAACAGGTGAGGTTGTTCGTCAACATGACGATAATCGTTTACGAATTTTAAATAAACAACCTAACGAAAATATGGATGCATATACTTTTAAACGCGCACTTGCACGTGACTATTTACTTTACGGAGTTTCTAATTCTGTAATCGAAAGAAATTTAAACACTATTAAAGCTCTTTATCTCTTGGAAAGTAAAAAGATTACAACACAAGTTTTTGCGAGAGACGTTTATAAGAAATTCGCCCGAACAACGATTAATGATTTTGGTGGATCGAAAACATTCGATTCATGGCAATTATTAACGGTTCTTCGTGATTCAAAAGATGGCCTGACAGGACGAGGCGTCCTAAAACAAAATGAAGACTTGCTTCGCTTAGCCTTAGCAGAACAAGCATTTTCTAAAGCTGTAATGAAGAATGGATCAGCACCTATTGCTGTGCTTCAGACAGAGAAGAAACTTAGTGAAAAAGCATTTATGAATTTGAAGAGTTCGTTTTCGAACTTGTATGCAGGTTCAGAAAATGCTGGTAAAACCATTATCTTAGAAGAAGGTTTACAATATTCTCCAGTTTCTTTAGATCCTGAAAAACTCCAAATGAAAGATTTAAGAGCATACATTACTCGTGCTATTTCACAAATCTTTAACATTCCAGAATTTATGATTAGTGCTGATGCTAACAAATATGGTTCAAGTGAACAAGGAAACATTGCTTTCCTACAGCAATGTATCAATCCAATTGTTTCAGCTATCGAAAATTCGGTAAATAAACAACTACTTCTTGAAGAGGAGAAAGACGAAGGATATTCATTTAAAATGGATACAACTAAACTTGTGCAACTTACAATGAAAGAAAAGACAGAAGCAGTTTCAGCTGCCTTCGATGGAAACTTAATTTCATTCTATGAAGCACGTGCGGAAATCGATCGATCAAACACAGAGATTCCTGATTTCTATAAATTTAGTTTAGGATCAGTTCTTTATCGTCCTAGTGAAGATAAATTTATTGTTCCGAATACGATGGATAGTGCGGCGGCTGCTAAAATTGAAGCTGCTGAAAAAGAAACATAAAGGAGTGATACATCTTGAAGGAAATCGAGTTAAGAGCTCTTGACCTCGAACTCAATCCTGATTTGGAAGAGAGTGAAGGTCTAAGATTACATGGTTATGTTGCTACTGATGCAGCTAGTCATATTCTCGGTAAAGAAGGAAAGAAAAAATGGCGTGAAGTTATCGCACCAGGCACTTTCCAAAAAGCTATTGCTAAAGCAAGACGCTTAAAAGAATCGATTGACTTTTTAGTCGATCACGACACAAAGAAAATTTTAGCCTCAACTGAAAATGATTCACTATTTTTAGAAGAAGATGAAGTAGGACTTTACTTCGACGCTAAGATTTCTGAAACTAGTTTTGGTAAAGATCTATATGTATTAGTAAGAGATGGAATCATTAAAGGTTTGTCTTTTGGTATGAAAGTATTGGATGAAAATTGGAGCTTAGCCTCTGATGGAATGCCTTTACGTACGATACATGAAATTGAACTATATGAAATCTCTGCTTTAAAAACTCCAGCTTATCCTACGACATTGTTGGAAGCTCGAGGAATTGAAGTTGCTGATGTAGAAGTTCCTGAAATCGAAACTAAAGATAATGAGTTACGATCATTAATTGGAGGAAATAGTATGAACAACGAACAAGAAGTAACACCAAAAATGGTTTACGATGCTATTTCAACTCTTGCAATGAATCAAGCAGATACGAATAAATTACTTCAAGAAATCGTTGATAAGTCAGCTTTCGAAGGATTAGAAATGGCTAAGCAAGTTATGGAGCAAGTACAACAAGTTGCTTCTGCTCAAGTACCTGCATTGCCTGCTGATCAAATGACTCCGCCTGCTGAACCTGTTCAACCTGGCGAAGAAGTTCGTGAAGAAGTAACAACTGAAGCTAAACCTGTTGAAGGTCAACCAGCTGAAGAAAAACCTGCTGATGAACAACCTGCTCCTAAAGAAGGAGAAGAAACAAGAGCTGAAGAAAAACCAGCTGAGGAAAAAGCTCCAGAAGTTGATGAAGATACTAAACCTACTGAAGAAGCTGCTCCTGAGGCTAAACCTGCAGACGAAAAACCAGTTGAGAAACCAACTGAAGAAGCTGCTAAACCCGTCGATCAAAAACCTGCCGAAGAAGCTAAACCTACTGACGACGAAGATGAAGAAAAGAAAAAACAAGCAACTGAAATTCGTGCTTGGTTAGAAAATCATAAAATTGTGGAGGTTCCTGAACATGGAAACTAATTTAAAAGCAATGTTAGAAAAACGAAATAAATTAGTGGCAGAAATGCAAGAAATGGCTGACACTGTTGAAAAAGAAACACGCGGCTTTGAAGAAACTGAATTAAGTCGCATTTCAGAAATTAAGCAAGAAGTATCAAAACTTGATGCATCTATGGAACAAGTAAAAGAATTACGATCATTAGCAGCAGCTGATGAAGAAGGAGCAGAAACAATGGAAGATAAAGTTATCTCAAAAGAAGAAAAAGAATTACGAGGAATGGAGCAATTCTTGCGTCGTCAAGAAGGTCAAGAATTACGTGATATCACTTTCTCTAACTCAAATGAAGCTACAATTAATAACGCTAATCCTCTAGGAGAATTTTTAGTACCTGAAACAATTTATGGTGAAATCATTGAATTGTTAGGCGAAACTTCTCCAATCTTTAACGCAGTACGTAAATTTACTTCAGTTACAGGTAACCTAAAAATTGCTCGTGAAACTGAAAACTTCGATGAAGGATTCATCGGCGAAACTGTTGATGCAAACAAATTACAACCTAAATTGAAAGCTGTTACTTTGACTCAAAAACGTGTCGGTGCTGCTATTCAATTAACTAACCAATTGATCAATGATGCAGGTGTTGACATCGTAGGTTACGCACAAGGACGTTTGACTCGTTCAGTTGCTAAAACAATTGAACGCGGTATTCTAGTTGGTGCTAAAGACGGTGAAGATGCATCTAACGTATTCCGTCCAATTATTGGTGACAAAGATGTTCTTAAAGCAGAAATTAATGCTGCGATCGATGTTCCTGATCTATTGACAATTTATGGAACATTAAATCCTGGTTACCTTGGTGGAGCAATGTGGATTATGTCACGTCCAATGTTCAACAAAGTAATGCAATTGAAAGATGGAGACGGTACTTGGCTAATCTTCCGTGGATTAGTTGACGGCAAGCCTGGATTCTCATTGTTTGGCGCACCTGTTCATGTATCAGATGTTCTTAACGGAACTGATCATCAAAACAAAATCATCTTCGGTAACTTCGAAGCTGGTTACGGAATGTTGATCAAAAAAGGTATGAACATGATCAACGTTACTCAAGATACTACTCAAGCATTAGCTGGTGGTCAATTGTCTATCCTAGATACTTACATGGATGGAGAAGTTTACAATCCTAACGCTATCGTAGTCGCAGCCCCAAAAGCGTAGAGCCAACGACTACAACTACGGTAAAACCTACCACAACCACAACGACAGTTAAGCCGACGACAACAACGACTACAACTGTCGCTGAGGGTTAAGTAGTTAAGTTGGCCTGACGAAATAGTAAACATAAATAAAGATCGAGGAGTGGAGTCTGAGGATTCCTCTCCTTTACATATATAATTAGGAATGGAAGGGTGAGAATTTGATGAAAGTATTATATGCGCAACCTGAAATAATTAGATTTGAATGGGAATTAGAAGTTTCCATAAAGAATTTAATTGATTTAGGGGTTAAGGATATTATAATACTATTCGCAAGTTTTGACCCTTCCATTTCTAATAGGCTTCAAAAAAAATATCCATCGGTTATCATTTATCGTTATGAAGACCTCCGAACGAATAAAGCTTACATTCCATCTATTCGTCCTTACCTTTGGTGGAAATTTCTTGAAGCTAATCCAGAAATGGAAAATGAAGATTTTCTTTACATTGATTCCGACGTAATATTTAGAGAAATTCCAAACATTGGCAAAACTGACGATTCTGAATGGATTGGATCAGATTGCTCAGGATATCTATCTTTACCTTACATTGAAGGATGCAAAAATGGTAAAAACATAGCCAAACGTATGATGGAAATTATTGGAATTGATCGAAAGCAAGTAGAGGACATATCTGATGCATCAATTGGTGCTCAAGTATACGTAAAACGTCCAAAAGCTGCTTATTGGAAGAAAGTTTATTACGATTGTGTGAAAATGTATGATTATTTCGTCCTCCAGGACACAAATCTCCAAATATGGACAGCAGAAATGTGGTCTCAAATATGGAATATGCCATTATTTGGTTATAAACCTGTAGTTTCTAAGGAATTTGAGTTCGCATGGGCAACAGATCCTATAGAAAATTGGGAAAAATGTAAAATTTATCATAATGCTGGAGTGACAGAAGATCGCGAAGATCTATTTTTCAAAGGTAAATACGTTCATGAAACACCTTTTAATGACGATTTATCCTTCGTAAATAAAGATTTTTGTTCATATAAATATGTAGAAGCAATTAAAAAAGTACTATAATCGAGGCCTATTTTATCGTGGCTAAGATTTTTCCTATATCCATTTACACCTTGGAGAGCCTGGTCAGCTCTCCCATTGGTATAAGAACGTAATTTTAGGTAAATAAAATTATATTTTTATACTAGTGGAGGTGTTAGTTTTGGAAGAAAAAAACGAAAATACGCTCCAAGAAATAGTTAAATCTACACTACCGCAAGACCTTACACGTCAAGACTTAAAAGATTATATGCGAATCGATTTTGATGATGTTGATAATGACAGATTCATTGATACAATTTTAATCGCGGCTAAGTCTTTTGTCCAAACTTATTTAGGATGGACATTTGCTGAGTGGACTGATGGTGACGTTCCATCTGAAATCACGATCGCTACATTGGCAATTGCCGAACATTGGTATAAGAATCGAGGCATCTTATCTGAGGATACATCAAAAGAAGAATTACCTTTTGTCTTTTCGGGTATCTTGGATATGCATCGTAATTGGCAAGTAGCAATGGTTGAATACGAAGGAGAATAGCCTATGACTCAATCAGGAGCAATGGATCGTAAGATCGAATTAGGTAACATTCAATGGGTAACTGATGAAGAAGGTTTCCAAAAACAAGTATTCGTTCCTTTCGCAAAACCTTGGGCAAAAATTAAAAATCAGGAGGAACCTGTAGAGATTAATGATGGTAAAGAAACCATCACTCGTGAACGTGTTACTTTTGAAATTTATTATAGGCCAGGAGTAACGAAAGCAATGCTCATTAAATTCCAAGGTAAAGTCTACCAAGTAAATGGAATTTTCAATCCTGAGTTTAGAAATGAATATTTAATTCTCACCGCAAGCCATGAAAATAGTCGAGGAGACGAGATTAAAATAGATGGCTAAAGGTGGATTCTACGTCAAGGATGAAGGCTTTGAAGAACTCTTCAAGCAGCTTAGTAACATGGGCACTCAAGGTGAGAAGAGTGCTAAGAAAGCTCTTAAAGCTGGAGGAGACGTATTCCTTAAGCTAGCTCGCTCAGGCGTTCATACCTCAAGACGAAAAAGCGATAAGCATTTGAAAGAAGCACTAAAAGTTAGTGCAGCAAAGCGTGATGAAACTGGAAACTGGTATGTGTCTGTTGGTACATACATGGGCCGAGGAAAATATCGTAATGGTGTTTATTGGGGTCATATCGTAGAAGGTGGTCACGTCATCAAGACTAAAAAAGGCAAAGTAGTCGGATATGTAACAGCTCGACCATTTATGCAGCCTGCTTTTGAAAGAGGCCAATCAGATGCGACGAAAGCAATTTCCGATATTGTCTTTAGTGCAATGGGGTTATAGTTATGCCAAAGACAGAATTTAGCATTCATAAAGAATTACATGAAATGTTCAGCAAACTTGACTTTCCAACTGGCAAAGGGTATTTCATTGGTTCAGGTGAGGAACCTGTTTATGCCGTTTATCTACCTTATCAAGATGATGTAAGTGGAAGAGCAGAAAATAAAATTGCTCAAGTAACTTATAGATTAAAAATCGATATTATCGCTAGGAATGGAGCTTCATTCACCGAAGCTGAACGAAAGATCCGCGAACTATTAGAAGCAAATAAATTTGACTATCGTAATGGTGAAGAATACGCGGAGACTGAACAACCTTATGATTATCATAGGGTGCTTTACTATAATAAGAACTATTTTTTCAACTCGTTCGACGAGGAATAATTTATTAAAGAGAGGTCACAAACATGGAAGATACAGTACGCATTGGTTTATCCGACTTATATGCATTTCCACTAAAAAATGATGAAAAAGGAAATTTAGCATATGGAGCTCCATTTAAAATTGCTCCAGCCGTGTCTGCCTCAATTTCACCATCTACTTCAGATGATGCTTTTTATGCAGACGATATTGCATTAATTTCTAACCAAACAATTTCATCTATCGCTGTTGAATTGGAAACAGCTGACATCAAAGATGAAATCGTAGCAAAATTAATGGGATTAGAAATCGACGAAAAAGGCGTCGTTCACGACAACGTAAATAAAGTTGCTCCTAAGGTTGCTTTGGCATTCCGCTCATTGAAATCTAACAACAAATATAAATACGTCGTACTTTATAAAGGTTCTTTCGGAGCTGGTGAAGATGAATACGCAACTAAAGAAGATTCTATCTCATTCCAAACTACGACTATTACAGGTACATTCTTGCCTACAGTCTTTAATGGCGACTGGCGTGCCTCAGTCAATGAAGATGCAGCTGGAGTAGATCCAACAACTATTAGTGAATGGTTCACTAAAGTTTATGGCGCAACTACTACTGATCCAGTAACAACTACTAGCACAACAAGACAATAGTAGCAAAATAAAATAAAGTAAAAATAAGGAGGGTCTTAATTGATCCTCCTTATTTTTTTTATGTAAATTAGGCAATTTGCTTCTTCGTTTTTATAAAAAAATAGGACCACATTGGCTATATATTATAGAGAAGTTAAATAAAATCTAGATTAAGATGAGGAGAAATTAAGTATGGCAATTACAGCAAAGAACTTAAAAAATGAAGGTCAATCTATTTACCTATCAGGTTTTGATCAAACTTTAACATTAAAATTTAATCTTAACGCACTTTACTTTTTAGAAAAACAGTATGGCGATATTAATAAAGCATTGGAAAAAATCCAAAATGGTCAAATTAAATCATTAATCTCTATTACGACAGCTGCTTTAAATGCAGGGAATCCTGGTAGAGAATTTACTGAAGACGAAGTAGCAAACGGAATTGACATTGGTGATTTGGAACCTCTATCAGAAGCTCTTCAAGAATTATTAGGCGCAGAAGGAAATACTAACTCGCCCAGTTGAGCCCGTCAACTTTGATTGGTCTCAAATTTATTACATCGGGCGAAAAGTAATAGGACTTTCCGAAGAAGAGTTTTGGGATAGTACCTTAATAAAAATAAATGACCTAGCAGAAGTTCATGGCGCAATGAACAATGAAAAGCTCGCTAAGAAACGTAGGAAAAAATTGGCTAAAGGAAAAGCCAAAGCAATTGGTTTAATACCAATAGATAAAGTAAGCTTCTTTTAATTAAAAGCAAGGGTAGGTGGTTAACTCGTGGCTGACGAAAGAAGATTAGACATTAAAGTCGGAATGAATACGTCCGAGCTTAATGAGAACATTAAGAAAACAAAAACAGAGCTTGGCGTTCTTCAATCTGAGGTACGAAAAACCGACGCTGAATTAAAGGCTTACGGTAAATCTCAAGAAACGTTACAATCTAAACACGATGCACTTACTAGAACGATTGATAAGCAAGAAGAACAATTGGAAACTTTGAAAGTTGCCTATGAAAAGACAGTTCAAGCTTCAGGAAAAAGTTCTAAAGAGGCATTATATTTAGAGAGATCAATGAACACTTTGGCAGCTCAAATCGCTAGGAATAAAGGCGAACTTGCCTCGGTCAGCCGTGAACTTGAAGAATTTGGCGGAGACGCAAATAAAGCAGGAGACGGCACGAAGAGTTTTAATCAACAGATGAAAGAAGCAGACACTGCGATTTCTGGTTATAAATCTGCAGTAAACAAAGCAAGTTCAGAAATGAAATTGTTTGGGACAAATGCTGAAACTGTTGGAAATAAAATTCAATCATTGGAATCTCTTTATAAAGCACAAGCTGATAAGATGGAACTTCTTGAGAGTGCTTATAAAGAAGAAGTATCCGCATCAGGAAAAAGTTCTAATGCCGCACAAGAATTAAAAACAAAAATGAATAATCTTGCTGCCGAAATGAATGGTACAAGAGCAGCAATTAATAAAACAGCTGATGAATTAAACCAAATGGATGAACCTGCTGAAAAAGCAAGCGACGGAATGGAAAGCGTTGCGAAATCTGGTAAAATACTTGCAGGTTTAGAAATTGCAGATAAAATTGGTCAAATGGCTGATAAGCTAAAAGAATTTGGTGCGGCGGCGATGGATTCAGCTGGTCAAGTTGAAGCAAGTCAAGGAAAGTTACAAGCCGCTTTTGGTTTGACCGACGAAGAAGCTAAAAAACTTCAAGAAACCGCAAGAGGCTTAGCTCGTGATGGTTTTGCTCCTTCAATGGAAGAAGCTACAAATGCAATCCAAGCTGTTAAGTCAAATATTAAAGACTTGGATGATTCTCAACTTCAAGGAATCACACAACAAGCATTAAGTTTAGAAAAAGTCTTTGGTATGGATATGGATGAAACCATGCGAGGCGTAAATGGTTTAATGAGCAACTTTGGTTTAACAGCCCAAGAGGCAATGGACCTAATGACTGTTGGTGCTCAAAACGGACTTGATAAAACACATGAACTTGGTGACAACATGGCTGAATATTCACAGCTTTGGTCACAAATGGGGTTCTCTGCAAAAGATACATTCACAATGCTTCAAAACGGTTTAGATGCTGGTGCCTATAACCTTGATAAAGTCAATGACTTGGTTAAAGAAATGGGTATCTCATTGACTGATGGGCGTTTTGAAGAAAATATGGATACTTTTAGTGATAGCACTAAGAAAGCTTTTGAAGAGTGGAAAAATGGTGGAGGATCACAAAAAGAAGTTATTAAAGGTATGATTGATGACTTTAGTAAAATGGATGGTCAATATGATCAGCTTAATAAAGCATCAACTATTTGGTCGGCATTAGGCGAAGATAACTCGATGAAAGTTATTAAGGCCTTAAATGGAACGTCAGATGCGTATGACGATGTTGGTGGTGCAGCTAAGAAAGCATCAGAAGACAGCGTAACAAATATGGATAAACTTAATGGGGCAATGCAAGATTTAAAAACTGGACTTGCTCCTATTGGTGAAGAACTTGCAAAAGTCTTATTACCTCTTGTAAAGAGCTTAACTTCAATTGGTGAAAAATTTGATAAGTTAAGTCCTGGAATGAAAAAATTTATTGCCTCATTAGGTGTTGCTGTTGCAGTCGTTACACCATTCGTTGCTGGTTTAGTAGCTTTAGGAGCAGCACTAACATTCATTGCTCCATTAGCAGCAGGTTTAGGAATTTCAGTGGGCGCATTGGTAGGAATAATCGCTGGAGTAGCTGCTGCTATTGCAGGAATAATAATCGTTATTATGAACTGGGGCGAAATCGTCGAATGGGTCAAAGAAAAATGGCAAGTCTTTACTGATTGGCTTGGTGGAATATGGGATAAGATTTCATCATGGGCAGGCGAAAAATTTGGAGCTGCCGGAGATAAAATTAAAGAGGTGTGGGGCGGACTCACAGACTGGTTTAATGAATTTTGGACAGGTATCTCTGATAGCCTAAGTCAATGGTGGTCAGGAATTGCGGATAAAGCATCTGAAGCTTGGGGCAAAGTAGTTGAACCAATTAAGAATGTTTGGAATGGATTTACTGATTGGTTTTCTGGCCTATGGAATAGCGTCGTAGAATCTGTGACAGGTATATGGGATAGCTTTAAAGAAAAAGCTTCCGCATTCTGGGAAGGACTTAAGGAAGTCATTAATGTAGCTTGGAACGCTATTTGGCAAGTTATTACATTACCTCTCCAAATTGCTATCACCGCAATCATTCTTTTATGGGAAGGATTAAAAGCAACAGCTGAAGCAATTTGGTCTGTCATTGGCGACACAGTTATGAAAGTATGGGACGGAGTCGTTGATACTTGGAACACAGTTTGGAATGCTGTTAAAGCAGCACTTTCTACAGTATGGGAAGGAATTAAGAGTGTTGCTGAAACAACATGGAACGCAATTAAAGATTTCTTCACTGGATTGTGGGACACAATTTCAACAATTTGGACCAACGTTTGGAATACGATTAAAGATACAGTTTCAGGAATTTGGAATGCAACTGTTAACGCGGCGAAAAATGTATTTAATACATTAAAAGATTTCTTCTCTGGACTTTGGAATGGCATTAAAGATGTAACATCTAAAGTATGGGACGGAATCAAAAATGCTCTTAAAGCTGTGTGGGACACGATCACAAGTATCGCTACTACTTGGTGGAATAACTTTAAAAATAATATCACTGCGATTTGGAATGCTATTAGTAGTGTTACATCAAGCGTTTGGAACACAATTAAAGGTGCATTAAAAGCTGTATGGGATACAATCACGAGTATTGCAACAACTTGGTGGAATAATCTTAAGAATAATATTTCCGCAGTTTGGAACGCAATTAGTGGAGTAACATCAAGAATTTGGAATAGTATTAAAAGTGTTCTTTCAGGAATTTGGAATAGTATCTTAGGTATAGTATCTCCAATCTTTAACAACATTAGAAATACAATCTCAGGTGTTTGGAACGCAGTAAGTGGTATTACGTCAAGCGTTTGGAACTCAATTAGGAGTGTAACAAGTAGCGTTTGGAATGGAATTTCCAGTGCAATTAGTAGTGCTGTTGGAACAATTAGGAGCGTCATCAGTGGAATTAGCGGAGTCGTCAATAATGTAATAGGCGCATTCCAAAACTTATGGCAAGCAGTCTCTGATGTATTTGGAGGAATCGTTCGTACGATTCAAAATGCATGGGATAAAGCTGGTAAAATCATCGATAAGTTTAACCCATTTAAATCTGAAGGAGAAATTAAAGTTGTCTCCGATGATGATCCTTATAATCCTGCGAATGGACCATTTCCTGCTGGAGGCGGATTTGGCGGAATGATTTCTTCATCAATGGCCGCAATTAGTCGTGCTTCATCTGCTATTACGTCAGGAGTAAACTCTACAATGAATACTTTTGGTTCAATCTCAGGTAAAAATCGATCACTTGCAGGTTTAACAAATGCTACAGCTGCAGCTCCTACTGGAGGAACTTCTCCTATGGTGTTTAACATTAATATTGAAGAAGTAGTCGTTAACAATGGTGAAGATGTTGAAGATTTAGCTGAAGAAATCGCAATTTCTACTGAACGTAAAATTAGAGGAAAATTAGAAAAATAGGAGCGTGAAACTATGGCACTAAAAAGTCAATTTGATTTAAGTGACATGCCCTATTTTCAATATCTTGGGCGCAAGTCTAACGAAATGGGAATGCGTATACGCAAAGATATGGAATTAGTCGTGCCCGAGTCCGTTTTTGATACGATAGATGTTGATGGTCGAAATTCTGATATTATTTCAGATAGGCAGAAATATAAAGACATCGATAAAGTATTTCCTGTAAGACTTTATAAAAATCCTGAAAAGCATATAGCGCAATCTCTTCGTGAGGTTGCCGCTTGGCTTTATGGATCAAAAGAATATACGCCAATTATTTTTAGTGAATATAGCGAATATTACTATAAAGGATTTGCTTACTCAGGAACATCAGCGACGGACAACAACGTAAATGGTCTTTGGATCGACTTTGACGTAACTTTCAAAACACAACCTTTTATTTTTAGAGTTGATGGAGAAGAAGAAAAAGTAATTTATAATAATACTGTTCTTACCAACCCAGAAGAATTTGAAAGTCTTCCTTTGATCAAGTTTACAATAAGCAGCACAACAAATGACGCTCATTTTTATATTAATGGTCGTCAGTTTACTTTTAAAGCTGGTAAATTAAAAGCAGGAACTTACGTTGTAGATAATGAATTAGGAATCGCTTATTCAGAAACAACTGGTGAAAATGTAACTAGTTCGATCATGATGACGAATGCGGGTTATTCACCATTAATTTTGGAAGTTGGAAGAAACACGATAAGTTTTGACAACATGACAAATGTAATAATTAAACCAAGATGGAGGACATTAGCAGTATGAGCAAACTTGTTTTACATGACAAATTTGAAACAGAATGGAACTCTCTTGGATATGGTCCTCTTAATGATGCAATTTTGCCTCGTGTCACGCGAGGCAGAAATGCTGAATATACTTTGGAGTTTCAATATCCAGTGAAAGGAGTTTTATTCGACCAAATAAAAACCGGAAACTGGGTTGTAACAAACGCAGGAACAAAATCGTACACGGAAAACCAACGATTTGAAATTCAGACAGTAACGAAACCTATTAATGGAATCGTTTCAGTTTATGCTGAACATTATCGTTATCAATTGCTTCGTTCAGCTGTAAAGAAAAGCGCTAACGTAAAAGGCAAAGCTGATGACATAATGAAAGCTCTTTTAAACATTTCAATTCCTAAATACGATTTCGTAATAGATCCATCACAACGATTGGAAGAAAAAGAAATCACGCTAACTGATCCCGCGAAATTTGCTAACACAATGGAAGCATTCGGTGGAACGGCTGGTTCTGTACTTGATCTATTTGGTGGAGAATATATCTTCGATAATAATAAGATTAAACTTCCTGAAAAAGCAGGCGTAGAGACTGGCATCGTAGTAGCCTATGGAAAAAATTTACTTGATATTTCACAGGAAGAAAGTATTGAAAATACTTTCACATCTATTTATCCTTGGGCAAAATATACTCCTGAAGCTGTAGATGGAAAAGAACAAGAAGAACAAATTATCACAGTTGATGGTGATTATGTAGACGGTGAACACGTTTCAAAATATAGAGTTCGTCGTATTGAAAGCGTAGATTTTTCTAATAAGAAACCTACGAACAAGGCTGAACTTTTAGCGATGGCCCAAAGTTATGTTAAAAGTAATAATGTTGGTGTTCCTAAAGTTTCAATTAAAACGAAATTCGTCGACCTGACGAAATCTGTTCAAAGCGGAGATATTTCAAAATTAGAAGAAATTGATCTTTGTGATTACATCACTGTTGCATTTAATGAATTAGGAATTAATGCGGTTGCACAAGTAACAAAAGTAGTTTGGCGACCTGATTTGGATCAATTTGAAACTGTAGAACTTGGTGATGCTCGCACTAATTTAGGCGACGTCATCAGTGATAATACGATGGATGAAGATGAATGGAATGACAAAATTAAAGATATAACTGACGATTGGAAAAATAAATATTTCAATCTTCAAGGAGATATTGATCATTTTGGTGACGTTATTAATAATCCTGGCGAAGGACACGTAGTTATTTATCCTTCATTAGCTGATCCTCAAGAAATTTATATCATGGACACAACAAACATTGACACAGCTAAAAAGATGTGGAGATGGAATGAGGCAGGTCTAGCTTACTCAAAAACTGGACGAAATGGTCCTTGGGTCGTAGGTATGAATAAAGAAGGACAAATCGTAGCTGATCTAATTTCAACTGGTACTCTTCGAGCAATTGACATCGTCGGTGCTACTATCACGGGTGCACGTTTCGAGACAACAGGCACAGGAACAAAAACTATAATTGTTGGAGGAACGATTACAATTATAGATTCTTCGAACAATTCTGTTTTTGCTCAACTTCGTGCTGGATCATTAGCTTTTTATGATGATCAAAGTAGACAAATGATAGGTTTTTCTCGAGCACGAAATGTAATGAATGGAGAATTAGGAACGATAATCGCCGTTGAACGAGGTTATCGTTTTTCTTTATCCACCTGGGATGGAACAGGAGATAAAGTATTCACTGATCGCCTATCAATTGATGGAGACTCTGGTAATGTTACAATCAATAGCGTTCACTTTCCTTCAGGAAATACTGCCCCCGTTGATATTTATAGAGGAGTAAATATGGGTGGTTATGCCATCCAGGACGGCTATTTAAAAAATATGAAAGTCGCGGCCAACGACTCTTTCACGGCATACAACAATGCAATTATTGATTTCTATACAAACTTAAATATGCATGGCTTTTCAATTTTAAACCAATCAGATATTCGTTTAAAAGAAAACATTGAAAAGAGTAATATTGACGCGATCAAAGAAACGAAGAAATTGGAGTTTTATGAATTTGATCGTAAGCAAATGTATTCAAGTAGAAAAGCAGAAGCACAACCTAATGCTGATCGTGAACTTGGTCTAATTGCACAATACACACCTTTCCTTGCTCAAAAAGAAGACAATTCTCATTACTTAACATTAAACGTCAATAAGCAAATCATGTTGAACAGCATGACGAACAAACAGCTTATTGAACGAGTTGAAGAACTTGAGCAAAAACTTGAAAAACCAAAACTGAACAAAAGAAAATATCATAAGAACGGTATTTGAAAATAAAGTAATAAAGGAGAAAATAATCAATGGCAAATAAGATATTACGTCTTGACATTTCAAAAATTCCAGATTTGACTCCTATCATCTATGGGCGAGTCGCCGATGGACTCGTCCAAACTGTTGATGTATATGTCACGAATAATGGAGAGCCTTTTGACCTAACGGGTTGGGTCATTAACTTTGAGGGTAACACAAGCGGGAACCGAACATATGTAAAAGATCTTGAGGGAATCGTTATGGTTGATCGCACAAAAGGTCATTTTACTTACACATTTCCACTGATCGCTTTTTCAACAGCTGGAAAATATGAACGAGCTTATTTTTCATTTGTGAAAGGAGAACAAAGAGAATCAACTTCAGACTTTAATATTCAAGTATTTGAAAATGCAGACATCACTGTTGAGGAAGCTCATACAGTCATTACAGAATACGAAGAATTAGTTGATGAATTAAATCGTATTTTCTTGGAAGCACAAACTGAATTACAACAAGACTTCGATGAGTTTAAGAAAAATTACGATACGAAGTATAATAACTACATTACTGATCTTACGAATAAGATTAATGCTGCTCAGAATAAAATCGATATTTTAAACAGTAATTACGAGAAAACTAATGCAAAACTCACTGATCTAGAAGAAAGAATGAACGATTTAGTGAACGATGGCCTATTAAAAATGGAAGACGTGCTTTCATTCTTAGGTGGTAAAAATGTTAAAATTAAGGTGCCTATCGATTTTACTGGAAAAATTAGAGAGTCGACTGTTGAAAATCCTAACGTAATGAAGTTTGGTACAATACCTGTAGCGAATATAAACTCTGTAGGAACAGTGAACGATGGAGAGGAATTAATTTCTGATGATGTAGCAGCAACAATGTGGAAGAACTATAAAAATGTTTCCGCATTAGATGGAAAACTTGTTCAAGCACAACAAACGTCAAATGGTCTGGTTACTTTTCATTTAGCGAGAATTGATGCAGTGTCAGAGATTAGTCGTCGTTTTCCAAACTTATTCATCAATGTAGGAGCGACTACTCGTTCACAACAAAAAGAACAATTAATAAAGAAAGCTACTTTTGTTAGTGCAACTGCTTATGGTTTCGGATCAGTAGGAGATATATATAAATATACAATTGGCCGATCTAACTGGACGACAACTGGAACGACTTGGCAAGGTTGGACTGGTTGGGGCATTGATAATAATAGTCACAGTTCTTCCAAACCCGATCCTGTAACAGCAGGTGTTGGATCCGTTGACACAATAATGGATCAAAATGGTGTAATGGCATTTATCATGGGCGTACCTACTCCATCAGATGGAACAAAAATGTTAAGAACTAATTTAGACTATTTCGTTTGTGAAATAACTTTAAATTTAAACATTAATGACCTAATTCCTAAGCCTGACTTAAGTAAGTATTACACTAAGGATGAAACTGATGAACAATTTCAAAAAGTGCAAATATTAAAAAATGATGGAAATGCTTGGCGTCTTTCAAATGTTACTCCTAGACCAACATCTTTTCATGATTTACGAACAACAAAAAAGAAATTCTTTATCACGATTTCTGAAGCACAAGATTTAACTGATTATATTAATGTTCCTTCAGAAATGAAAACAGCTGATGTTACTGGTTTCATATTAGAAAATATGCCTGATGTTGATAATGTAAGCTCAATTCAAATTTTATCAACAACAACAGCAAAACCAGTCGTTGCACGACGAAGAGTGACAAATGCAGTAAAAGGCGACTTTTCAATGTTCGCTCAATCAAAAGATGTTGTTGATCTAATGAAAAATCAAAATGTTGGAGGATTAAAGAACTTTACTGGAACATTACAATATAATGGAACTGAAGTTGCGAAAAAAGGCGATTCATATACGAAGACAGAAACGTATACGAAAACTGAAACGTATACGAAAACTGAAGTTGATTCAAAATACATTCCAAAAACACAAGAAAATACATTCGTAAAAACTGTTGGAAATCAAAATGTTGTAGGAACAAAAAATTTCAGTGACCCAAGAAAAAATGATGCTTTAATGTATGCTCTTACTGATGAAGCAATGCGCCCGTCAGATTTTAACTTCGCTGGTGATTTTACTAAAGTTATGACAGCGCGCTCAATGAGAGTTATGCAAAGACGTTTACCTTGGATGAAAACGTTTGGTTGGTTTGGAACGGGTGAAGGATCAGCAAATGATATTGACGAAGGATTTAAGCAATACATTCAAACGAACACAACGACTGATGCTGACATCACTAGTTATCAATTCATTAGAAAAGGACGGAAAGTACAATTCTTTGGCCGAATTAAATTTACTAGTGCCACAGGAACAGATGTTGCTACTTTTGCACAGGTTCCTACTGGTTTTCGCTTGAGTAATGCAGCAAAATATACTTATTGGAATGTTCCTTTAACATGTGTTCAATTTAATGCCCCCGAACGCATTAATTATAAAGGTTTCGTTGAACGAATTGGCACAAACAATATTAAAATTGGTACAGCAACTTACACAGGAAATACTTATTGGTATGGAGAATGGGAAACATCTGACCCTTACCCAACAAGTTTTACTGATGAAGTAACTGAGCGAATGATGGCTCATCGAGGTGCTACAGTATCATATCCTGAAAATACTCTTGAGGCATTTAAAGCTGCGATTGACTTAGGATATGGCGGAGTAGAATTGGATCCTCGTTTAACTAGTGATGGAAAATTATATTTAATGCATGATGACACAGTTGATCGAACGACTGATGGGACGGGTAATTTTGCAGATTTAACTGAGGATCAAGTTAAAGCATTAAATATTAAAATTGATCCAGTAAAATACCCTAATCTTGTCGGTCAAACACTTAAAGTTCCTTCATTATCATCAGTTCTTTTAGCATTGAGAGGAACCGATTTAACAATCAATTTTGATGGAAGTAAAATTGACTTAAGCGTTGCATCAACTGCAAAAATGATTCATGATATGATTGTAAGTTATGGTTTAGAAAAACGAGTATTTTTCGTTATCACTAATAAAGCACAACGAGATGCTTTTCATAAACTTTATCCTCAATATCCTGTTTCATGGCTTTGGAATAGCCCAGGATCTAGGGCTGCCTCAACAGTCAATGAAATTTATTCATATGGAAAACATGGAGGTGCACTCCTTTCAATTCCTATGGCTGTCTTAAATGATGATACGTCTATGAGAGACATTCAAGCATCAGGTATTTATTATCAGGTTTATGGTGTTCAAACTGAATCTGATTATGAAACATGTAGATTAATGCGTGTTCCTATGATAGAAACTGATCAACTATATCCTAATTTAGATTTTTTATAAGGAGACGATAAATTTGGCAAATAGAGAAATGCGTTTTGATATTTTCAAACAGCCACGTTTAACTCCTATAATCTATGGTCGTGTTGGAGACGGTAGCGTTCAAAAAGTTACCGTCTACCTTACAGCCAACGACGAACCAATTGATTTGACGGGTTACACAATTACATTTGAAGGAAACACAAGCGGGAATAAGACGGTCATTCTTGACACAGAAGGAGTATCAGGAATCGTAGCAAATCAAGGAAAATTTGATTATACATTTCCTAATATGACTTTTGGCGTTCCAGGGGAATATGAACGAGCTTATTTCTCATTAACGAACATCACAACTAAACAAAGAAGTACAACTTCAAACTTCCAAGTTATCGTTCTTGATAATGCCGACATTACAGCAGATGAAGCAGAAACAATTATCACAGAATACAATAAGCTGATCGATAAATTGAATAAAGCTTACAACGACGCTTTAGCAAATTACACTAAAGCTGGAGACGCAATGTTAGCTGATCTAAAAAATAAGATTGATACTTTGGAAAGTAAGTTAAATACATTAAATACGAGTTATAATTCTTTGGCTCAAAAATTAGAAGAAATTCGTAAAGCAATTGAAGCATTAGGAAATTTGCATGTGATGTATTCTAACTCATTGGATTTTGGCAATTATGACTATTCAGGAAATCCTAATATTGCCCCTGTGATCAGTGACGAAAACGTAAAATCATTAAACAACACCATGACGACGGTAACAGGGCATGGAACATATGCAACAGCAGAGAAAATTGGAAATGATTTAACCATTGGTGTAGGTATGGTGCCTTGGAGTAGATATGATTTTAGTAAATTGACGGTAGGCAAACAATATACTTTAACTATTCCTATAAGAATAAATGCAGATTACACGGGAGATATTTCAAGATTATTCATTAGACTTAGATGTTTAGATAAAGATAATACTGCCCTCATTATTATCACATCAATGGTTCCTAATGATACACCTAAAGGAGTAATGACTAATATCACGGCTACTTTCAATGTTCAATCAACAACGAATGTATCTAATTCTTGGTATGCACAAGTAGGATCAAGTGGCGACAGCGCGGCTCGTGGCACAGTTGATGTTGGATATGAAGTTAAATTAGAAGAAGGCAGTACAGCCACTCCTTATCAGCCAAATTTATTAGTTGAGCCTTGGAGTTTGAGTAAAAGAGAAATTGGAAAAAATCTTGCAAGTAAAGATGTTAAATTTCCAATAGTGTCTAGTGCTTATGGCTTATATGATGCACAAATGATTGAAGATTTGCAAGTTGGTCAAACATATACTATCACACTTGAAGGAACAAAACCCACCACGCAAACATTGATGGTGTATAATGAAAGTACTGGAGATTATAATTATGGTAATCTAAAACCAGTAGAAGGGTTAACCGACACGTGGTCTTTAACATTTACACCAAAGAAAGTTGCTGCTAATAAACCTAAACGCCTATTAATCATTCAATATCCTCAGGCTACTGCAGGAGCAAGTCAAATAAATTGGTTGAAGATTGAAAAAGGAGATAAACGTTCGCCCAATGTCGATGTATTAAAATATCAAGGTATTGGTTTCCAAGATAGTGATAATCCTAAAGATTATGTTTGGAATATGAGTCGACAATATCTTGAAAATAATGTTCAAAATTATCCAATGACAATGGATGACGGCGATGCTGTTCCTTTGGTAAATATTGAAGGAGAAAAAGCTTCATTTGCTGATTTAAAAATTCATAAGAAATATATTTTGCTATCACAAGCTGAAGCTCAAGCAATGACTGATTATAACACATTGCCTTCAACCTTAAGAACTCCTAGTGGTGATGCATCTCAAATTTCGGGTTATATCGTTCATAATGTTCCTGATGTTTCTCCAGATCGAACGATCCAATTCGTTTATGCAATGGCTTATTCTGCTACGAACTTACGAATTGCATTTCGTCGCTTATATGGCGGATCAGCTACAGGATGGAATGAAACATTTAGGAAAGCAGATTTCGATAATCTTACAGCTTTATGGCAAAAAGCAAAATTAACTAATGATGATGGGAATGCATTTTTGCTTGCGCAAATCACCTCAGCAAAAGCATCCTTGGTTGATCTAAGATTAAGAAAAGGATATGTATATTTGACGACATCGGAAATGCAAGCGATGACAGACTATGCAAATATTCCTGAATCAATGAAGACTAACACAGTTGGTTATATTCTACAAAATACGCCTGATATTGACACGGGTAGCTCTGTTCAAATATTATACACGAATGTAAGTAATGAAACAATTCAACAAAGAATGGCATTTCGTCGTGTGTCGCCCAATGTAGCAAAACCTTGGGTAGAAGTAGCAGATATGGCTTCATTACAAGATGCATTAAAACGTATCACTATTTTGGAAGAAAAGTTATATCCTTATGAAGGCCACTTCTATCTTGGAACAAATCACACATCAAACATGCCAAATAAAGGTCGCATGGGATGGGGTAATGAAATTGGAACAATTGGTCAAAGATTAGGTGTTAAGATGAAACCTTGTCCGCTTGATTTCAATAGTGGGCGATGGAATCAAACATTTAATCGTGATGCAACATTATTAGTTGAAGTCACAGCTAAAGCAAATGGGCTGGCTGCCACGACAGGAAGATATGTTTACCTGTGTGCCTGGAAAGATACAGAACAAAAAATTCAATGGCGTGAAAGTAATGGTATGGGATTAGCAACTAGCGATATTCAATATCGTAATTCTATTAATCATACATTTTTAATTAATGGTAAGAAAGGCGATAATTTAAGTTTTGGTTGGGAAATGGCATCAGGAAAATACGTACAAGGTCAATTAATAAATGTTCACGTTACAGAAATTGATACACCTACATTACCAGAAATAAACGAAGAAGTTTAAATATAAAAGGAGATCATATTATGAAAATTTGGAAATTTGAAGAAGTAGGCGGACAAGAATTTGAAGTCAGTGAAGGATATCCAGTGATGTTTCCATTCACTGACGTAGCTCCTTTAGAAGATTATCCTTTGGGACAACAAACGTTTGTTCCAACTGAAGGGAAATGGGTATTCATTGGAGACTTAGCTTTGAAGGATGAATTTGATAATCTTCGTGCTCGCTATGAAGGATTAGAAAATGATTTAGCGCAAGCAAATCAAGAATTGTCGGAAAATCAAGCAAAATTAGCTATTGCTGGATCGGCATCATCAAAAGCAATGTTAGCAACAATTAATCTTGAAAGAAAAGTAAAACCTTTACTTGATGGATTAACGACAACGACAACCACTAAAGCCGCAACAACGACAACATCTACGACTGTTGAACCTACGACAACTACATCAACAACAGTTGAAAATGGAACATTACCTTTTACGACAACGACAACTCTTAAAGGAGATGAATAAGTATGTATGAATTTGATTTGATTAAAGATATGTATAATGTTGGATTCTTGAAGGAAGAAGAGCTTTACATGTTCGTACCAGAGTCTATCACTGAAGATCAAGTTAGAGAAATTATTGAAGGTGCCAAGGAGGTATAAAAATTGATGATTATTAAAAAGCAATACGCTTATACGTTAGTCATCTCAACCTTCGTCCTCGGATTGTTCCAAATAGTCAACGATGACTATTTGGTTCAAAGAGGAGTTCTAACTTTACCAAAAAGTTTTCAATGGATAGATGACAACATCACTGGTGCTATCATCATAGTTTTCTCATTGGTTTTAGCTTACTCTTTTTGGCGAATTAAAACCAAGCTGCAGAAAATTTGTATAGTATTATTAGGAGCTTTGTATTTTTCATTGGGGACGATTTATTTGGTAAGATCAGTAAGTGGATACCATAACATTACATGGATTCTTTTATTCACTCTTTTCTTCTTACTAATTTTCTCAATAAGATACAAAGGAGATAGATGGCTTTATGAAAGAAATGCTCACGAATGAAGTTTTTATTGGTTTAGTCACGGCCATCTTTGGCGGACTAATGACCTACCTTGGAGTTGCTAGGAAAAGCAAATCCGATGCCGCTGGAATTTACACAACTGAGATTCGTAATATCATTCAAGAACTAAAGGAACAAAATCGAGAAAAGGATTTGGAAATTTCACGATTAGAAGATTTGGCTGAAAAACTTCGGTTACAGCTTGCACAATCACAAGAATTATTAGATAAGCTGGAACTAAAAGAAAAAGAAATGAATGCACTCCTAGAGGAAAAAGAAAAACAAATCGTAGAGTTATCTAGAGCCTTAAAAGAAAAAGAAAGAAATAAAATTAATGGGAGGAACTTTTAATGATTGATACAATCGTAAATGCTATGAATATGCTTCACAATAATTACATCCTAATGATTGGTTTAGGAGTCTTTCTAGTAACATACATTCTTAAAAATATTGAAAAAGTAGACAATCGATTTTTACCTTTAATTGCATGCGGAGTTGGGGTCGTAATTGGGGTTTTCGCTACTTGGGCAACTGATCAATCAATTGCATTAGGAATTTATGATGGTGTAATTGCTGGTCTTATTGCGGCTGGAGGTAAAGATTTACTTACTTTGGTTGTTGCTTTATTCACTGGTAAGATCGAAGACTGGAATAGCGTAGGAGATATCTTAGACGACGGAAAATTAAATGGTAGTAACAAAGAAAAATAAAATGTAAAGTATAATCTATTGTCAGAAGGACATTCTAATGACATGTTCGTTTTCCTGACAATAGATTATACATATAAAAACAAAATAAAGAAAGAATGAGGTACTTAATTTATGAAAATTAAGAAAATTATTGCTGTCGTTGCCGCAACAATTGCTTTAGGAGTAGGAGGTTTGTTCGCAGGAGATAAAGCTAATGCAGCTTCTCTTTATACAGTGAACAACGAATTTAATTTACCTGCTGGAGCTGGAGATGGTCGTATTGCTCAAAATAAATACATCATCTTGCATGAAACAGCCAATCCTAGAGCAACAGGTCGCAATGAAGCTACGTATATGAGAAACAACTGGCAAAGTGCTTATACGACTGACATCATCGGTGACGGTGGAATTGACTATCGTGTAGGTCAATGGGGTTACGTGTCATGGGGAGCTGGAAATGCTAATCCTTATGCACCTGTGCAAATTGAGTTGCAGCACACGTCTAACCAAGCATTATTTAAGAAAAACTATAATGCTTATGTAGAATTGGCACGTGCTGCTGCTAAAGCTTATGGCATTCCTTTGACGTTAGATGAAGGCGGCGCAGGAACACCTGGTATTAAGTCTCATTTGTGGGTAACTCAAAATATTTGGGGTGATCACACCGATCCTTATGGATATTTGGCAGAAATGGGTGTAAGTAAACAAAAATTGGCTAATGATTTGAAATATGGTGTCGCTGGAGATTCACAAGATCCTGTCGCTCCTACACCAAATCCTAATCCAAAACCAAACCCAAATCCTACACCAACTTCTCCTTACAATATCGCAGCTTGGAACAAACCTCAAGTAGCCGACACAACTGTGAATATTCGAGCAGCCCAAAACACCAAAGCAAAAATTATTGGTCAATTAAAAGCTGGCGATCGTTTTACAGCAACACGCGTAACTCGTAATGGTGAATCAGTAAATGGTTACACAACTTGGTTTGAAGTAAATGGTGCTGGTTGGGTATCAGGCGCATTGGTAACTGAAACAAAAAATGTAGCTCCAACTCCAACATTTCATCAAGAAAATGGAACATTCGTTGCTGGAACAACTGTGAACATTCGTTCCAATCCTTCAGTGAACGCTGGAGTCGTAGGACAATATTATGCAGGACAATCATTCCATTACGATGGATATGTAAAAGCTGATGGATATATTTGGGCACATTACGTATCATATTCAGGACAAGATCGTTGGGTAGCAGTTCGTAATGCAAATACTGGCGTCGCACATGGTTCTTTCTATTAATTAATTTAGGAGAGGTTCATTCCTCTCCTTTTACATATATAAAGTAAGGAGATAATAATATGGGCAAACGTAATAACCTATTTAATGAAAAGACTTGGGAGACTGTCAACACTGAAAACAAAATGCTTTTAGAAGATTATGTTCTAGAGCTTAAAAGTAAAGGACGTGCGGAGAAAACGATTTATCAGTATGTGGCAGACATTCGTGCTTTCTTCTGTTGGATTCATGATAATGCAGGAAACAAATCTATATTAGACCTAAAGAAAAGAATGTTCCGAACTTTCTTCTTACAGCTTCAAGAAAATGGAACTAGTGCAGCACGCATTAATCGATTCCAAAGTTCAATTCGTAACCTCTTAACATTCGCTGAAGATGATGAGGATGAATATGATTATGATAAAAATGTAATGCGTTCGATCAAGGGAGTACAAGGAGAAAAAGTACGTGACATTGTGTTCTTAACAGATGACCAAATTAATGTGATCCTTAATCAATTATTAGCAGAAGAACGATACGAAATGGCTCTTTACCTTTCATTATCATATGATTCTGCTGCAAGGAGAAATGAAATCTTACAGGTAAATAAGAAAGGTTTCTTAGAAGGTAAGATGACTAATGAAGTAGTAGGTAAACGTGGAAAGAAATTTCAATTATTATATTTTGATCGTACGCGTGAAATTGCTAAAAAATGGTTTGATCAACGAGGAGAAGATAATATTGAATCGTTGTGGGTGGCGGGCAAAGGAGATAACAAACGAGCCCGTTCTTACGAATCATTGTACTCATTTTGTTTAACTTTTAGGACAATTCTTGAGGAGAAAACAGGTGTTCAATTAGACATTAATCCCCACTGTTTCCGACATTCATCATTAGATAATTATTCTAATGGAACACATCATGTGTTAAAAGAATTAGGGAAAGAATCATTAGACTTAAAAGTGTTGAAATTAATCGCTCATCATGAGGATGTATCTACAACAGAATCATACCTAATGGATCGTAGTGATGAAATTCTATTTGAAGCTTTTGGCATATAAAAAGAGGAGCATTTAGCTCCTCATTTTTTTTATTTTAATTATGAACTCTTTTATCTTCATCTTCATCATAAACGATAATTCCTATAGCGATTGTTCCTAAAAATATTGTGATAAGTCCTATGATAAAAACATTTAATCCGTACCAAGGCGTAGCGACAAGATGCATCGCTACAACCTCAATTAATAATATGAATAATAAACCTAAGAATTTATACATCTTCATCTTTCCTCTCTTATAAGAATTTTCCTGTTACTTTATGATCTTTCATCATTGCTTTGTAACCTTTATGATTTTCATTACCTTCAAGTAAAGCTTTAATACCGTAGTAAGTAAAACCATATTTCTCGCTAAGAGTGATGTGTGCTTGTCGTAATGACTCGAAAGTAAATGTTTCATCATCAACGACGATTTCAATTTTTTCTTGTTTCTTCTTAGTGTCTTTAAGAAGTTTATTTGCGATTTGTCGTTTAACTTCATCACTTTCATTTTCTAACATTTGGTAAACTTTTTCGATGATTGAGATGTTTTCTTCTTTATTCATTTGTGTTTCCTCCTTAGTGTTTTCTTCTTTAGTTTCTTCAACTTCATTTCCTTGAGAAAGAGCAACGATAAGTTGCTCCTTATTCATTTTCCACCAATTTTTGATGTTTTGTTCTTTCGCCATTTCTTTAAGTTCTTTTGCTGTCATTTCGTTTAATTTTTTCATTTTCTTAACCTCTTTTCTTTAATTTTTTATTTACTTAAAACTTTGAAGTGTTCTTCTCTTAAAGCAACAGTTGATCCAAAACCATTTCTTGCTGTGATTGATTTTCTTCCGTTTGCCATTGAAACTTTAGTGATGATCAATTCTTCACCTTTTGTAAATGTTCATCAGTGTGACAATTTTCTGAAATAAATCTGCGTCTTTAGTGATAAAATGAAAGCGTTCTTGGTGTAATTTATCTAACCAATGAAAGCGATTTTCTAATTCGTTTAATTCCTCAATAATAACCCTCATTTCTTTTTCACACTGTTCTATTTTGTTATGTGTTTGCCAGTAACGTTGCGTGGTGTGACTTTGCATATTGTTTGGGTCATTCATTTCAAACATTTTAGTTAAAGCTTTATCATGAGCCTTAGAGAGTCGCTTGAACTCTCTAAGTTGTATTTTCATGATTTCCGTGTAGTACTTGTCTAACATAGTAACATAGCCTTTAATTTAAAGTAGTCAGATCTTAACTCAGATAGAACTTTTTCATCATCTGTATTTGCCCATTTGAAGATAGCGTCCATTTTGTCGTCTAACCATTCTGAAGTCATATCAAGATCTTCATTGCTCTCAATTTCTGCCATTTCGTCTACAAAGTCGCTCGCCAGTTTATCCATTTTCTTTTGTAGTTCGTTGTATTTTTCGTGTGTCATTTCATATTCCTCGTTTCATTTATTATTTGTTTATTGATTATATATATATTATAACTGGCAATGAAGAAAATGTAAACAATTTTTGCTCACATTTCTTCATATTTTTCTATTTATTTTATAGAAGTATTGCCCATATTATTAGGAATATTAAGATTAATAATGAAGCTCCAAGTATAAACATCATAACAGTTCTCAACCAATTAATTTTTGATGACTTATGAATTACACCTTTTGAGTCTTTATAATCATGATGATTGAACATCCAGTACCACATCCAAAATCTTGGTGAAGAAAAAGATGATTCATAAGAAGGGCGATAATTCGTTTCATTAAAGCCTAATGATCTTGATGAATGAGGTTTAACTTCCGTGGGAATGTCAGCATTTTTAATAGGTTTACCTTTAAAATTAGAATTGCTTTTCACTTTGGACGATGCATCTTTACTTGTCTTAGGAACTGACACCTTAGGAGTTTTAACCGAACCTTTGTAGGTTGATCCACTTTTAATAGAAGATCCTGATCGACTGGGCGACTTAAATGTTGATCGGCCTACTTTTGATGATGAATGAAAAGATGAATGTGATGAAGAATGAGCCATCGCATAAGCTCTTTGATCTTTTCCTCCTATGAATAGCACCCCAATTACAGTTAAGATAATCAATATAAACTTTTTCATTTTTTATTTTCCAAATCCTTTCTTATCTCACGTTGCTTTTTGACAACTTTACATCGATCAATAAATGATTTCAGTATAAAAAATATCCACAATGAGATTAATGATAAAACGAATATCATTATTATTACAGCACTAAAAATTTTAGGAATGACTGATAGGAATAGTATTAGTAATGATCCTAGTCCTATAGCTAGAAGAAATGGGATTAACACCTCAGAAATGTTTAAAACTGCTTCCAATAAAACTACAACACCTACTACAATCCATGACCATATTTTATCAACTATATCATATATTTTATTTCTCAATAATATCACCTTTCTTCATTTTCTCAACATCTTTAAGTAAATTAGAATAGTCGAGTCCTAAAATGTAAAGCGCATCTGTGAATCCTTCAATATAATTATTAACCAATAATTTAAACATGACATCAGAAGTGACGCTACGCCACCCTTCCAAAAGCTCAACTTGACTTTCAATTCTTTTAGTCATTTTACGTTCAAGTTCAACATCATTATGAGTCTTAACTTGAACGACCAAACTAGCTCCAAAATTATTTACACACGTATCAATATTTACAACTTCTTTATCTCCATATTTCATAAGAGCTTCATCTTTTGAAGAGAATACACATGGGCCACTATCAAGTGTTAAATATAAGAAATTTCCTTCGGTGTTTTTCAATAAATCTTTTAATAAAATGAACATAAAAATACCTCCTTCATATATATATATTATATACGAAAGAGGAGTAAGTGTAAACTGTTTACATATTTTATGTGAAAAAAAATAGAGGTTAACACCTCTATTTAAAACTTACATTGGAAACAGTTTCATATTTACACCTTTAACATTTAAAGATACTGCCAACCATTCAGGATATTCATCATCTTCAATTTCAACGAATGTAACACCTAATTCTTCATCTTTTTCTTCAATATCAATTCTACGAGAATCTCCTTCCTCATTAATTATCTCTAAGTATGATTCTTGATTTTCATCGTAGTTTAAATGAATATCATTATATTCTCCATTGTCGTCTATTAGCGTTAGTAGAAACATTTTCATTTTAATTTACCTCTTTCTTTATTTGTTTATTGATTATATATTTATTATAACTAGTGATGAAGTAAATGTAAACTGTTTTATTATAAATAAAATTCGATTTTTATTCGACGAAATTCGTCTATTTTTACATAATTACATATTAGATGTTCGTGGTTGTCCTCCGAACTCATGGCCTATAAGTAATCCATTTAAATTATATGACGTCTCAGATGTGTATCCAGATGCTTGTACATATAAAATTTTCACTACATTTTTTTCCTTAAAATATAGTGTTCTTTTGTGCTCCGTAAGTCCTTCAGGAAGATTAGTTAAAAATCTTTTTCGTTCTTCGTGACCTAACGAATCAAACTGTTTCTTATTCATTAATTCACCACCATTTAATTGATTACTATTTAATTATAACTATTAATGTATAGGATGTAAATATTTTTATGAAAAAAAATAGAGCCAAAGCTCTATTTAATTATTGACCCACTGTTGAAGTAGTCGTTGTTGTAGGATGCAAGGCTTCTTGATCGGCTTTTGCACCTTTTCCAATTACTTCTTCAGTGAATACTTGTTTTCCTAGGTTATGTTCGGAAACTCCTAGAGGTGTTTCTTGTTCTTGTTGGTAACCTGCTACTCGTTTTACTTGTACCATAAAATGATCACTCCAATTATTTAATAGGTATTGCTACCTTTATTATATTATATCATGATTGACATAAAAATTACAACAATTAAAAGAATAAGTTTAGGATCATGTTCGTATAATTATATTATTATGAAATAAACATGATCCCAGAATGTCCTTATTCTACATTCATTACAGCTTTTTCTTTTACTTTCACAATAGATTGACCTCTTGAAGCTCTCCATTGTTTAACATTTATTTTGTCAATGTCAATATTTTTAACCTTACCATCATACTCGATGATGATAGATGAATCTTTTAATCGAATTTGATGGACTAACACTAAAGGTTCGTCTTTCCAGTAAGCATTTTTTAAGATCCGTCTTGATGCTTCAAAGTATTGCTCAATAGGTACACGAACAATATGTCCATCATTATATCCTAAAAGTAATTCGTTTGTTTCTTGTCCTGGAAAAATGCAAGCAATATAATCTTCTTTTTCAAAATACGTTGGTAAGAATGTTCCAATAGTTTCATCAATATCATTTACACAAATTAAACCTGCTAGAGCATCATTTAATAATGTGGTAAATTTTTCATTGTTTTTCATTTGTACTTGATAACGAATTTCGTCACCTGCAAGAATCTTGAATTTTTCTTTTCCTGAACGATCAGTTTTGTATGCCCATCCATTTTTCGTAACTGTGACAGTCACGTCGTGATCACTACCAACTTTTTCTTGCTTGGTAACTTTCTTAACGATTTTCTCTTCTTTTTCAGAGATTGTGATAACGTTAGTACGACGTTTAGGCGCATCAATTTTTTCAATCGTTTCTTTCATACGACGTTTAATTTCTTCTTTAATATATCCGTCATCTTTTTCGTTTTTCTTCAACTGATCAATTTCTTTTTCCAATTCGTCGATCGCTTGAATTTTCTTTTGAATACGTTCTTCATTTAATGAACGTAAAGTCATTTTACCAATGTATTCAGCTTGTTCATAATTCAAGTCAAATGTTTTCATTAGCTTTTCTTCAACTTCATTATCTTTTGAAAAACGAATGATTTTAATTGCTTCATCGACTGACGTAATTTTTCGAAGTCCGATCAAAACATTTAATTCTTTCGTCATTTTATCGATCTTATTTTGCATACCTTTACGAATTACTTTCATTCTCCAGCCAAGCCATTTAATCAATAATTCTTCTACACCGACGACTTGAGGTTTTCCATCGATCAAAACATTTAAGTTAGATGAAACTGAACTTTGTAAAGCTGTCCATTTATAAAGCTTTGCAATTACCTCTTTAATGTCCGCATTCTTACGAACAGTGATGACAATCTTCATTCCTTTAAATGATGTTCCATCACGAACATCAGTTACTTCTTTCAATTTTCCTTGCTTATTTAAATCAATGATCTTATTGATGATAGCTTCTCGTTTAGTGCCATAAGGAATTTCATGAACGATAATCTTATTTCCTTCTACTTCCATTTTCGCTCTCATTCTTAAAGATCCTCTACCTGTACGAATGATTTCTTTTGCAGCTTCATCGTCTTCAATGATTGAAGCACCAGTTGGAAAATCAGGATAAATTGTTTTCATTGGTCTCATCATGAATACATCTTCAATAGCATCATATAATTCATGAATGTTATAAGATAATGTTGATGATGCAAAACCAATAGCCATCCCGCTTTGTGATTGTGTTAAAATAGAAGGATATGTGACAGGTAAGACTTCAGGTACCATGATTGTTCCATCATAATTAGGTACATAATCAACACTATTTTCTTTTAATTCTTTAGTGATTTCTAAAGCATTATCACCTAATTTTACCTCGGTGTAACGAGCTGCAGCAGGCGTATGATCGTTGGATGTATTTTGTCCCCAAGATCCTTTACCTATTAAGAAAGGTAAATTATTTCTATCTTTTTGAACAAGACCAACGATTGATCCATATGATCCTCCATGCGGATGCAGCTGCATGATTCTTCCTTCTACTGTGGCTGACTTAGTGAAGTTTAATGTTTTATTTTGAACCATTGAAGTAATGATTCGTCGATGAACGGGTTTAAAGCCGTCACGAAAATCTGGGATTGCTCGTTGTAGTAATGCATAAGCAGACATGCCCATCATAGCACTATTTAAATGTGATCCTACTTCAATTTTATTAATCATTGTTGCCTCCTAAAAATCGATGTTGTTCTAATACACCAAAAAGAACATCTTCTAATTTTAATTGTGAACGATCAAATCGTTCAATTGTTTCTTCAAGAAGAGCAAGATCCTCTTTTTCCAATTTCTTATTTAATTCATATTTCACCATGATTGAACGATAGATGTCTAACGTTGAATTAATCTCTTTACTCATTGTAATTACTCGCTGCGTCTTTTGTTTTAAAGACAATTCTTTTGATTCAAAATACATTTCATAATCTCCTTTATATTTATATTACTATTTTATTATATCATTAAAATGAATAAGTGTAAACATTAGAAAGAAAAAGACGGGTTTTAACCCATCTTAATCAATATCATTAATGTAATTATGAAGTTGCTCTTCAATTAATTTCTTACGAGGATTTACATCGTCACCCATCCAATCGTTAATCATCGCATAATTTGCTTCTCCATCAGCGACCGTCAATTGTAATAGGTTTCGCGTTTTAGGATTCATCGTTGTTGCTTCCATTGTTTCAGCATCAACTTCACCTAATCCTTTAAGACGTTGGATAACATATTTTTGACCTTCATATTTACCAATATTCTTTTCTTTTTCATCCTCAGTTAAAAAGTAAACAACTGAATCGTCAGGAAACTTCAATTCATATAAAGGTGTTTGTGCTACGTAAACATGACCATTTTCAAGTAAAGGTCTCATGAAACGATAAATGAATGCAATTAATAATGAAGCAATGTGTCCTCCATCCGCATCCGCATCAGTCGTGATAATAATTTTTCCAAAGCGCAAATTATTAATATCAAAATCATTTTTCTTTCCATCAGTGATACCTGTTCCAATGATTTTTACCATATTTACAATTTCTGCATTTTTAAAGATTTTTTCAAGTGGGGCTTTAAGAACGTTAAGAACTTTACCTCGTAAAGGAAATGCAGCTTGGAACTCATCGTCACGAGAGTCAACGATCGATCCATTGGCTGAGTCTCCTTCTGTTAAGAAGAGCTCTGCTTCTAAACCATGTTTTTCGCTGTCGATTAATTTTTCAATTTTATTGCCAATTCCTGTTACTTTTTCTGTCAATTGTTTCTTTAATTTTTGACGAGCACGTTCATTAGCACCATTTGCTTTTTGAACCATAAGAAGGTGATCAACGAACTTTTTGAAATCTTTAGGTTGTTGCATTGAAACAGCCGTGAGTAAATTCATTACATAATCTTTTGCTTCATCTTTATATTTCTTTTTGTTTGTGCTTAATTTTGTTTGGTTACTAAATTCAACGACATTTGACTCAACGATACCAATGAAAGAAATTGAATTTTCAACATCGTCTTTAGAGAATGACGTAATTTTAGCAGGAAACAATTTATTTTCACGACAATATTTATTCATAAATAAACGTACACCGTCTAAAATCCCATCATTAATTGCTCCTCCATTTTCAAGCCAAGTCATATTAAGATATGATTCTTGATGAACATCAGGTGTTGTCGTTAGAATAATATTGTAACTATTTTTTTCTATTACGCCTGATTCACCATCGACCACTTCAATTTCACTTTCTTTTTTGATCTCGCCCAATGTGAAAATTGCTGACGTTGATGTTGATCCTACCATTTCATCAAATCTGTCTCTTATTCCATCATATTTGAATGTATAAACTTTATCTTCATGAGTGAAATTATATTCAATTCCTGGAGATGCAACGGCAAAATGTTGCACAATATCTTTAATTTTCTTAGGATCAAAAGTTGTATGTGTGTAAATTAAATCGTCTAATTCAACAGTAAATGTAGAACCATGAATATCTTTCATGTTTCCTAATTCCTTTTCCATATATTCACTATCTAATTCTCCACCATCTTTAAAGCGAACTTTATGGACGTATCCATCGTAATGAGACATTACTGCGAATAGTTTTGATGTAAAGTTTAAGACAGTTGTTCCTACCCCATTCGTTCCTGTCGTAACTGATTCAGTGACGTCATATTTTGTTCCTGCGAACAACGTTCTAAATAAGAGATCATAATTCTTTTCACCATCTGTCTCTCCGCCAATACGAATACCTCGACCATTATCTGAAACAGTGATTCGTTTATTTTCATTTGATAAGATCACATTAATTACTCCTGGATCTGTCGCATGATTTCGTAATTCATCAGCAGCATTAGCGATCAACTCTTTAATTCCATGATAGAAATTATCACGTGATCCGTACCAAATACTTAATTTCTCACGTGCTTGTGCTCTATCGTCTAATTTTCTAATTTTGTCAGACATTCATATTCCACCTTCATTTAATATTTACATTTATATTATATCATAAGCCTAGTAGTGTGTAAACTACCAGGCTTATTTCGTCTATTTTAAATATGAAATTTTAATTCTTGAAATCTTCCAACACATCAACCAATTCTTTCTTAATTTTTCTTAATCTATTATTGGCTGCTACACGTGAAATTCCCCATTTTTCTGCATAATTTGCGACTGAATAAGTCTTCTTATCAATCAAGATTAGAATAAGGTCAAGATCTTCTTCTCTATTATAAACGCTTACGATAGCTTCAATTAAATCTTGACTCACAAGAAGATTTTCTGCACTAACTATTTGGTTATATGTTTTATCGTTTGTGAACATCTTATTAGACTGATCATCACGATCATCTTCATTATGTTTTGCTGATAGTGAAGTTGTGTTTTTCTTTTCCCATTTACTTTTACTTGAGCCAATAAGTGGATAAAGAAGATCTCTTTTTGCTTTTTGGAAACGATTATAGATGTAAGTTGAAATGCAAGTTCCGTGGCTGATGTCATATTTTTCATATGAGTTCCAAAGTTCGATCGTGAATTGTTGTTCTATTTCTTCTCGTTTCATAATGTTACCATAAACTTTAACCATTGACCAAGTTTCTTTTTGAATCATTTTAAAGAACTGAGTGTATAATTCTTCAAATGTAAAATCTTTTTGCACTGTGCCTGTTTTCGTTGTCATTAAGAATGTTTTTGTCATGTTATTTTTCCACCTTTAATATAGTATTTTTGTGCATAAAAAATAGCCACTTGAATCTGGCTTTCTTCTTTAGAAGCTAGGTTTTCAAGACTAATTCTTTATGTAAGGGCTGTTGTGTAATTTAACCAACATATTAATTATAAACCTTATTAAGAACAATGTATATAGAAAATTTTCCTTTATTAATGTTTTTTAATTGAAAAGTTTATACTTAAAATGGTTGATTTTAAAACCTTGAATGAATTGTGTAAATGCAATCAAATGTTGTTTAAGTAGGAAGGATAAAGTTCCGAGGATCTTTAATTTCTTTATTATTTTTGACCACTTAATAATTATATCAATCAATGAGTGACTTGTAAACAAAATTTTGTACATTTTTACTAAAATATGTATAAAAATAGAGGGGTAATCCCTCTATTTTTTTCTCTCTGTTATTTGCATAAACGAACGATCACTATTTGTTATTATAATATATTCGCCACCGTATTTTGTGTCTTTAACTGTAAGAATTATCGTATCTTTAACTGCATCAATTCCTTCAAGTTGAAAGATAGGTTTATATCCTAATTTTTCTCCCATTGATTGTTTCCAATCATCATACGTATCGCTTAAATAATTTTCTTTCTTTTTAAGCTCTTTATTTTCGTAGATAAGAGCTGTCTTATCATCTTCAAGCTGCTTAATCTTATCGTCTATTCTTTGCTTATAAAAAGCAAAATAAATTAAAGCGACGAAAAGAAATACGACAACGAAAAACACAAAATAATCACTTATTTTTGATTCCTTTAAGAAATTCATTTCTTACCTCCACCTTGTTTTTATCCGTCAAATATACCTTTTCAGTGACTCGACCCTCATCAAGCTTACGAAGGAGTGCATCAAATGATCGTTTAGGGATCATGTTCGTATACTTGGTTATAAATCTATCACGATCTTTCTTATTATGAAAGATTCCTTTTTGATCAGAAACTGAAACAGTTACCTCAATACGAGGATCGAATTTGTCAATTATTACTAAACCTGTTTGAGGTTTAGCCATATCATCGTCACCCCATACTCCCGCAGCAGTAAAAGCATCATATGGTACCTTAAGATAATTAGAAGGATCCATTCGTTTACGAGGAAAAAAGTAATCAATTTTAACATCAACGAATGTTCCAGGTTCAGGCTGCTTCCAATTTTCTTCTTTTATTCTTTTCTTGATAATTGGAATGATATGAGCCTTATATTCTTTTGACTCAACTGTTTCTGCCAATCTTCCTATCATTCTTCCGCCCATTCTTATCATTTTAGGGTAAAGATATCCATTTACAGAAGGAGGGATTGGCAGAACAATTTTCATTTGTTTCACTTAATTGCGAAATTTCCTATAATAATTTTCGACGTATTCAATGTAAGAAGCAATTCTTTCAGCATTTGCTTCTATTGAATCATCGGCATTCAATACGAGGTCAGCGTATTGGAAGATATTATCAAATGCTTCATCATCAGCTAAGATACGACGCATTTTTTCTTCAGTGAATTTTTCATTACGTAATTGTGAACGTTCTAACTGTTTTTCTCGAGAAACATCAAGATAAATTGCATATACGTTCTTTTTACCAAAGTAATCTTGCAAGTCAATAATTCCTTTGATTTCAGTGACAACTAAAGTTCTTCCTTTATTTTTAAGAAGATTTGCATCTAGTCCATAAGACCAAATTGAGCTGCCTGTTTCTTCAGCAGGTTGGTAAAAATTAGGAGCAACGATTAAATCTTTTTTCATCAATGAATTAAATTTTTCATCACTAATGAAGAAATAGTCAACCCCATTTATTTCACCCGGACGAGGAGGTCTTGTCGTTGTCGTAATGAAACGCTTAATACCTTTTTTCTCTTCAAGATATTTTAGTAAAGTTGTCTTGCCAGAAAGTGTTTTTCCGGCAAGAATAAAGCAAATATTATCTTTCATAATTCTTTAACCCCATTTGAATTGTTGTAAGAATTGAAGTAGAATTATTTCCTTCAGCTCTAAATAATTCATTATTTTTTGCATCAAGAACGATAGCAGTAATGCGCTTCAATTCACGAGAGATTCCATAAGCTTCACGCATTACTTCATCTTCAGTGATATCCATTACATTAGGAACGAGCTCAATGTCTTTGACTTTTGTCTTAGAAATTTGATCAGCGATACCTAACACTAAATCTTTCTTGATTAATTCTTTATTATAGAAAATATGAACAATGAATTTTTCCAATTAAAGCACCTCTTTTTCAAATATTTCTCCAGGAATAGTGTCATCAACACCTGTTGAACCAAAACCACCATTTCTTGTATCTTCACGTGTTTCCTCAACTGTCTCAACTGTTAAGAATTTTTGGAAGATACCTTGCCCAATACGTTCGCCTTTCTTAATCTTTACAGGAAAGAATCCTAAATTAATAAATTGGAACATGATGTGACCTTCGTTATCTTCATTATCATAATAATCACTATCGATAACCCCAACACCATTTGCCAATACAAGCATTCGTTTTAATGGATTCGAAGAACGATTATATAATCCTAAAAATTCATCTTTATGCATGCAAGCTTTAATTCCTGTAGGAACTAATGTAGGTTTTAATTTTTTACGGAAATCTTCAACAGCTTCTAAGCATGAAGTTTCATCGTCATCAAGAATATCATCAACCAATGATAAAAGCTCTTTAACATATGCAACAGGAAGCTGTTCATATTCAGATAGATGTCTAGATATTTCGTCAGTTTCTTCTTCATATCTCATCAGCCTTTCATATGTTCGTTCATCCATTGGATGATTATTTGATTGATCGATTCTATCTTCGATATGTGTCATCAACTGACGAACACCTACGAAGAATGAAGGAATTTCAATATCTTCGGCAGCTTCAAAATCATAACCTGCTGAATGAGGAGTTGCTCGCATTGGCAAATTAATTTCTTTGTCCTTATAGGCACTTACTACTTCAAATTTTCTCATTAAATTCCTACCTCCCATTTATTTGAAAACATTTCAACCTGTGTTGGAATCCAAGGTACATTACCAAAACGCGATTCCACATATAGGTAAGGATGACTCATTTTACTGTATTCATCAGGAAATTGAGCACGAATTTTTACGTCCTCTTTCCATTGAGGCAAACGCATAAACGTTCCTTCTCGTTGACTGACGGTATCAAAAGCTTGACTAAAATTCATCAAATCTCTCCTTCTTAAATCTTTTTATATTATATCAAAACGAGTTACTTTCGTAAACTCGTTTCATTATAAAATTTATCGTAAAGTTTTACAGCTTCAGCATAAATCATTATTTCTCTAGTTGTAGCCTCACGAACTTTTCCTTCGTCAAATAATGAAATCACAACATCGTTTGAATGATTAAAGACAACGACGCTTTCATTATTGATTTCGTTGTCAAGTCTAATAGCGTGTGCTGCGCTATAAGTATCGTTATCGTAGGCAAAAGCAACCTCGAATAAAATTTGTGACGTACCTACTTTACCTACATAAACTTCGCCTTTATTTAACATCAATGTCTCCTCCTAAAAGATTAAATAATTCATCCTCATTAAATTCATCCACAATTTCTTTTATATTAGGATTGTAATTGGCGAAATGTTTTACTTTATCTAAAGTGATAGTTTTTTCAATTTCACGTTTCAATGATTCAATTTTGATCAATTTTTCTTTTGTGATTTGAAGACGTCGATGATAATCACTAATTGATTGCTGAATATTGGTAATAACAGGTCGTACTGTCAAACCTTTTTCTTTTGTTTTTTCCATTGAATAAAGTGCTTTATTGAAAAGACGTTCATCATTAAGCATGTCAGTGAAAGTAGCAACAACTTTAACTATTTCATAATTATCGTCTTTAATAGCAGAAACTAACACAAGATCACCAGGTGTTAAGTGGGGTAAACCAAAAGCATCATATGCATATAGGTATAAATTGTCTTTATTAATTTTTTTTGTCATATTATCTTTAAAAGCGACTAATATAGGTTCTCCTACAACGCCTCGATTAATTTCTTCGTAGGCTTTTCTAAGAATAAAAGTCCTTTCAATTCCTACAGCATCATTTTTAGTCATAAAACTACCTCTTTCGTTTGTTTATTTATTACTTATATATTATATCATCGTATAAGAATATGTAAACATTGATCGAAATAAAATCAAAATTTTATTCTGAAAATATGCATATTTTCGTCATATTTTGTGATAATTTCGTCATATTTCGTCAATTTACTATATACATCTACTTCATTACGGGTTATAATATAATTATAGTTAAACAATAACTATAACAAAAATTTTAGGAGTGAATTATAATGAAAAACACAAAATATCAAGAATTATTAAAGAAAACTAAGGAAGAACAAGAATTGCTTATGGAGATTCCTCATTATAATGAAGATCTTTATCAACAATATGAATCAATGATTGATGAACTTGAAGATTTTGCTTCAAGAGAAATTGAACTTTTCCAAGAGCTTTACGTCAACGAAAATGAATTCATCGATACTATGGAAAATCATTTTAGAGATCAACTTGGTGAAACGAATTTAAGTCAAAGAATTAAAGAAGAAATCATTTCTTCTTATGTGAAAAGAATTAGTGAATATTATAAGGTGTTCGATCGCATTCAACATGAAGAAATTTATAAAATGATCAATGATCCTGAAATTGAAGATTTCTACCCACTTGATCGCTTTTTTGAATCAACGGACTTCCATAAAAAATAAATTAAAATAGAGGAGAAATCCTCTATTTTTTTTTACCTATTTCGTTCTATCTCGTTCAGTAAGAGACTACATAAAATATGTACAACCTTGGCAATACATCAGCGAAGCTGATGTCCTTCGGAACTTCTAGCGAAGTCCCTCAGACAAATATGTATATCTATTTATCTACTGTAGTATTATATCATAGGAAAATGTATGTGTAAACATAAGAATACATATTTTAACTAATTTTATCAAATTAATATGTAAAAAATATGGGGTGAAATCCCCATATTTATTTCGCTTTTTCTAAAATTTCCATTACATCAAAATATGATCGCGCATCAGTGATTTGCATTTCAGCCGCAATGCGATTCCAAGCATCTTCAAGAGCTTCAGGTGTAAATACATCTTCATCTAATTCATTGATTTGTTCATCAGTCAGTTTATGAGTATTTTGCGCAAGCTGTAAAGCTGAGTCACGCGAACCAAAAATATATCCTAAAATGAAGATTTCACTTTTCTTTAACTTATTTTCCAGTTTCATAAACATAAAAGCATTTTTCATACTCATACTAAATTTTCCTCCCAGAATTTTTCTTTCATATAATTAAGTTGTCTCGTTGCATCTTGAAGATCTTTTTCATTATATTTTTGCTTAATTTTAATTGTGTGTAATTTATTTTGTAGTACGCCAATTTTCGCCTCGATGTCGACCTCTTGATTGGCTAAATTTTCTTTGCGCTCGATTTGCGTATTTACTTGAGCTTGTGCCTCTGAAATATGACTAAGTAATTCTTTATTGCGTTCAGCTTTTTCTTCAGTTGGTTTCATAACATTCCTCCAATTTTTATTTACGATAATATTATATCAAGAAGAAAAGACTGTGTAAACACAGCCTTAATAATCTTCTCCTACTTTTTCTTTTCCTGTTGAACGAATACTTTCTTACCATCGTGACCTTTGATCAACATCACTGAATGTTGATATGAACTATTACGTGCATTAGCATAAAAATCATTTTCACGACGATAACCAACGACGACAATCATATTTCCACGTTTCCACCAAGTATCATCAATGTTTACTCGTTCTTTACCTTCACCAACCATTATTTTCTTATTATAATGTTGGTACTTTCCTTTTCCTACACGAACATCGACGACTCCAGTTTGTGTAATAATTGTGACGATACCTTTCTTAGGTAAAGTATCAATGACAGTTCCCGCAATGACTTCTGTTTTTAATTGAGGCCATTTTCTTCCTCGTCCATTTGACCAACCAATAATTTCAGGTTCTCTTGGCATATCTTTAAATGACGCAATGTTAAAGTATGAATCAAGTGGATATTCATTAAGCTCGTGATTTGAAATGTAGAATGTAATTGATTCCATTTCCCAATGAGAAATCGTTCCTTGACAATACTTATTCCAAAATGCTGTTCGTCTTAATGCAGCTTCAGCACGTAAAGCTTCTTCAGTCTTAAGCCATTCTTTAATTGGTTCCATCTTATCTTTTACTACTTTTTCAAGTACTTTTACTTCAATTACTAATTCACCATTATCATCATAATAATATGAACTTGGATACTTTTTCGTTACTTTTTCTTTACATAATTTTTCATAATTATCAAAGAAGTAATCCGAATATTGTGTATGATTTTTCTTGCTTTTTACTTCCTTAAGAAACATGTAAGCAGTGACGCCTTCTTTATAAGTTTCAGGCACGCGATCAATTATTTTTGGAATAACCGAGGTCGTCAATTTTTCTTTAAGAGGTTCAACGTATTCAACGAACTTAATCATTAATTCTCTACGATTTGCATAAAGTTCATCAAAAATTCCACTCTTAATTAAGTTAACCATTTTACCTTTTGTCAAATCACCATTTTCAAGATTCTTTTCAATGAAATCTTTAATGTTCGAATAAGGTCGGTTTTCAATGATTTGTCTTGCAAGTTTTCCATTCATACCGACGATTGGTTTTAAACCATACATAATTTTACCTGTTTTTGAATCAGGTGTAAATCCAATATCACTTTTGTTGACTGACGGAGGAACAACATCTTCACGAAAACCTGATAAAGCTTTAGCAATTTTGCCATATCTTGTCCCGCCTTCTGCTTCACCATCTAAAATACCAGCATCAACGTTTAAGCAAGCTGCCTTCCAATAATGAACTCCATAACGATAAGCAATGTTCATTTCAATCATCAAGATCATTGTGTAAGCTGCAACGTGAGGTGCACTAAAAGAATAACCAAAAGTTGGAACATAACATTCATTCCAAATATAATTTAACAAGTTTATTGACGTGCCATTTGCTATACCTTTTTCAAAGAATAATTTCTTTTGTTTTTCTTGAATTTCAGGTTTCTTCTTCGCTGATGCTTTACGTAAACCTTTTGCTTCCCTTAAATTATATTTAGCAACTTTTTCATGCATTGCAATTTGCATAATTGCTTCCTGTGTTTCACAAACCCCATATCTTGCATCAAGCAATTCATGCATTACTTTCTTTTCATCTTCAGTCAAACCATATTCATCCATGTCTTTATCCCAATTACTTAAATCATTTTTATAACGAATGAATTTATCAATTGGTTGTTCACCTTCACATGATAAGCGCATTAATGAATTTGCTGCGACTAATTGATTAAAGTTTCGTGCATTGATTTTTTCTAATGCTTGACGACCTGTTTTTGCTTCAAACTGAAATGCTGAAATGATTTCACCATCAAATAACATATCATACATTTCATCTGCATCCATTTCAAGTACGTCAGGGTGGAAATATTTATTAAATGTATCTCTTAAGGATCCTTGCCATTCAATTTTTCCATCTTTCAATAACATATCCATCGCACTTTTAATTCGATCAAGAGCATTAATTGATAAGAAATCATACTTAATACCACCCGCAGCTTCAGTGGTGCCTGCATCCCATTGCGTAATAGGTAAACCATTACTTGTTTTCATCATTGTATTCATTGACGTATATCCATTTGGAAAGACAACGACTCCACTTGCATGTTGTCCTCGACCTGATACTAGTCCTTGTGATTGAAGCATCAATTCTTGTAAACCTTCATAATTATTTACTTCATTAATGAATGCTTTATCAGGTTTACGATTTTCTTCTTCATTACCAAAGAATACATCATGTAATGGCCATGGATTACCTTTATCCGATGGAATCATATTTGTAATGTTTTGTGCTGTGTCAGGATCAAGTCCTAATGCTCGACAAGCAGTAAGCGATGCAGCTCGTGCTCCTTCAGTCGTGTACGTTCCAATGTTTAATACATTTTCATGTCCAAATCTTTCTTTAACACCTTCAATGATTGAAGCTCGTTGTGATCCTTGTGCATCGACGTCAATATCAGGAAACTCTCCAACATATTCACGTGATAAGAATCGCCAATATGGTAAATCATATTTAATTGGATTTAATTGAACGATATCCAATAAGTAATTTGTGTAATAACATACGGCAGAACCACGACCTACACCGACGAGTGAGTGCTCCCACATAATATCAACGAACTCAGTCATGGCTAAGAAATATGATGTCATAGGTTGCCCAAGTTGTTCACTGATTGCTTCAAGTTCACTATATTCCAAATCAATTCTTGAAAGATTTTCATCATTAAATTCCTGCTTTTTATCAATGAAACCTTGCATAACTCGATGATGATAATAACGATCTTCCAAAACTTTTGAGTTCATCATCTTATAAATGTTTGGATATTTTTCTTCGTCGATTTTTTTCATAATTTCCGTATTAGGTTTAAACGAAGGAATATGACTGTTTGGAATAACGGTTTCATGTTTATAATTAATTTCCTCTATCATATCTTTAATGATATTTGTGTTTTCAACTAAAACATCAAGCAATTCCTGATCAAAATATTCAAGCAATTCATCATAAGAAAAAATGTAAGTAGTTGCATAAAATTGCTCTACCTCACGTTCTCCTTCTGAAGCTTGAAGATATTGTTTATGAAATTCTTGTTGTGCTAAAGTAAGATAATGAGCATCAGTTGTCACAATGCATTTAATCTTATAAGCTTCAGCAATCGTTGGTAACCATTTATTTACGATTTTTTGTTCTTCTTGGTACGAAGGTTGTAACTCAAAGAATACATTTTCATAACCGAAAGTGTTAACCAAAAAATGAATAAAGTTATGAATTTCTTGTTTGATTTCTTTAACTTCGTTGTCATTTCCATTTAAAGTAGCTTCCTCCAATTTAAGAATAAGTTGAGGTAGTTCTCCTCCTATGCAAGCTGTTGAAGCAATAACGTCACCTTTGTATTCTTTCATTAATTCAACCAAATCTTGCTTATATGTTGGTACACGCTCCATACCTCTTGAATAAATGCGGTGTGACCAAGCTAAAGCTGTTTGCTTTTTCAAAAATTCAAATCCTCTTTGATTTTTTGCAAGCATGATAAAATGATAATACTTAACTTTTTCTTGATTGATCATCGCTTGTTCATATTTTCGATCAATTAAGTAAGCTTCATTACCAACACCCACTTTAAAACCTTCAGGCAATTTATTTTCTTTCTCTAATTTCTTTGCGTAATCGAGAAATTTTGGTGCTCCTGCTATCGTTTCATGATCAGACAAAACGATACCTGTTAAGCCTAATTCTATCGCTTTATCAATGATATCTTCAGGCGCATTAGTTGCATCACGAAGACGAAAGTTAGAATAATAACTATGATTATGAATACTAAACCAACTCATTTGTTTCCTCCTTTGTTTTACTTACAATATTATTATATCAAAAAAGGCTCGTTATGTAAACGAACCTTTTCTATTATCTTATATTTTATTTTCTATTTTTATCTCTTTTGTTCTTGACGTATAATCGTGATAATGGTCACGACATATAGGGAAGAAATCTTCGTCGCCCATAATTATATTGTTTTCTCCAGTCGTGTCAGCAGCATATCTTTTACCATCTTTAATTTCAGTAAGTAAAGTATGAGTTGCTTTCTTATGACAGAAGAAACATAATGTCTTAATTTCTACTAATTTATCAGCTTCCTCAATAAGAGATTTTGATCCTTCAAATAATAGACCGCGAAAATCGTTTTTTAAACCAAAGCAAACGACATCAATTTCTCCTTTATCAACGATAACCGTAAGTTCAGTTACCTGTGTCGACGTAAGGAACTGTGCTTCATCAATTAAAATTACGGGAGGTAAAATTTGTGAATGACTATCTTTAAAGATTAGTTTTGTAAGATCTTCATCGGGTGAAACAGTCTTACAGGGGATTTCAATTCCTAAACGAGACTTAATGTTTTCATCACGTGTATCAATAGAAGGTTTTAAGACAAGAGGTTTTTCACCTTTAACAATGTAATTCGTATATGTCTTAGCTATCTCCATGCTCTTCCCACTTTTCATTACTCCAAATTGAAAAATTAATTTAGCCAATGTATTTCCTCCCCAATTCTTTTTCTACGAAACGTTTTCTTCTATACTTGAACAGCCAAGCTTGGAAATAATTATACCACTTATACTTAAGCAGCTTCCTAAATTTGATCGAGTAAATTGGGCTAAAAGGAGAATTTTCTCCTGCTTGTTGGAATTGATATATTTTATAACCTTCTCCAATTTTTGTCTCTAAATAATTTGAATGATCAACGAAGCACTTATCAAAAACGTACATTTCAATATGCATCTTGTGACGTCAACATCCTTTCCACTAAATTAATCATATTTTTTCCATCTCTTAAATTTTGTCCAAACGCAAGAGTTGCTTCCGCATATCTTTCACGTTCTTTCTTAATGTCAACGACAGCTTTTAAAACTGTATCATATTTTAAATCACCTATAACTTTACCTAAATTATAAGCTTCAACTATTCTTGCTATGTTCGTTTTATTGTGAACGATAATAGGACAGTTTGCGGCTAAATACATAGCAGGCTTATATGAAAGATTGTACTTTGAATATTCTAAATAATTATTACTATCCCATGATAAGCCAATATTTCCTCCTATTTCCAAAACTAATTCCTCATTCGTTCGTCTACCTTCATATGTGATATTTTTCCTAAATGTTCTATTTTCAACGTTGTCGCCGTAAAGGCGCATTGGAAATTTTACATCATTAAGGAATTCAGTTTTTCGTTCAATAATATTTCCTGCATACACAATATCCGCGTTCAAGTCTAACATTTGCCCATTATTTTCACATAAATAATCCCAAAAGAATTGGAAGTAAAAAGGTGTTTTCAAACCTTTCTTCTTTAAAAAATCTGCAGCTTTGTATGAAGGCAATGAAATAGCATCAAAAGTATTTAAAATTTCAAAGTCTGACGTATCACCAGGCCATCTTAATGTCTCCAGATCGTGAACGATAGCAAACACTTTAGCTCCTTGCTCATGTGCTTGTTCATTAAAAGCCATTTCATATTCTCTCCAACTAAAAGAAGGATATTGAACGATTATGATATCATTTTCTTTTATGTTTGCTAATTCTTGTTCCACTCGTAGTTTTACATCTTTTACCTCTTCAAAAGAAGATACTGTTAAAGGATAAAAACCCATTCCTTTTAAAATATCTTCAGTGTCTAAACGAGGCTTAGCCGACGCGTCATACGAAAATAAATTGACACGAGTCTTACCAAAATAAATCATAATACGTTACCTTTACCTTTCTCCTCAAGTTCATCCATTAGCTTATTTAAATACTTATCTACTAAGTCATTATAATCAGCATTACCTGAATGACCTTTCACCTTTTCAATGGAGAAGAATGGAAATCTTTCAATTTCTTTCTTTAATGCTTTCCATTCTTCTTTATTCTTTAATCCACCTTTTTTCTCCCAATTATTGCTTTCCCATTTATTCCACCAACCACATCTAATAGTGTTGACGACGTAAGCACTATCAAGATAAGCAATGACTGGAAATTCGGGACGTTTAATTGCTCTTAACCCCATGAGCAAACCCATTATTTCTTGATTATTATTTGTCTTTCCATAAGAAGCAGCCCCATCAAGTTTTTCGTGTCCTCCTTGCTTTAAGAAGAAAGCGTAAGCACATTTATCAGTGTCCTTAATTTTTTCACCTTTCTTTGCTGTTGAGCGACAGCCTCCATCAGAATAAAGGTGAATGATATTATCTTCGTGTTTTTTAACTTTAAAAGTCGTACTCATATAAATACCATCCTTTATAATTTTTACTTTTATATTATATCATTACACGGGCAAATAGTAAACTTATTTGCCCGTGATTTTTAATTTTAATAAATTTTATCGTATTTTTCAACGCCGCCTTCAATAGCATCTTCAATTTCGCATTCATAAATTGAAAGAACATTTTCTTTAAGATATTCTAAACGATCAGTCAATAAATCAAGAATAGATTTGTAAATATGAGGATCTTTTTCAAGCAGGTCGATTTTTTCTTTCATATCCTCAGGCGAAGATACATATAAGAATGAAGGAACATTGTGAATATCAACGAGCAAACGATTTTCATCATATTTTTCATCGAAGAAAGGAATGATACCAGCTCTTACAGCTTCAATCCATTTTGCACTAATATCACCTTTAACGATAGGATAGCAAAGTGTATATTTGATCCGAGGTAAAATTTCTTGCATCTCATCAAAGGTACATTCACCTTTAAATTTAGGTTGATCTTCAAAGCCTTTCCACTTACCATAAACTGAAATTTCATCTTCTCCAAACTGATCAATATAATTAAGTAATTCTTGAGTACGATTTTTGATTTTTTCATAATTGTGGAAGAAGAATCCTACTTTAATATCTTTTTCAACTTTAGGAAAATCTTTATATTCAGGATCAAGTAAAAGAAGTGCTTCAGTCATTCCATATCTCATACTCATTTCTCTAGGAGTATCAGTTTGATCATCATAATCTTTATATGTCATTTTCACTCGATCAATATTTCTTGTTCCAATTGTAAGTTCAGGCTGTTGGAAAACATCTTTTCCTTTAATTGGAAATTGACGAGCATCTGCATGAAAGTTTACCCATTTTATTTTTCGTTTATTAAATAGGCAAATGATTGGTCCAACGTAAAATGCCATTGCATCTAGCACACGTAATTTTTCTCCAGTTGAATTTCCATCTTTATCATATTTAATAAAACAGCCTGGAGAGTTTGTGTTACCTGTGATACCTCCATTGATAATCCCATAATCAATATGAGTATCTTTATATTTTTCATAAAGAAAATTATAAAGATCATGTTTTTTCTTGTCATAATCTACCCAAGCATCTTCAACATTTCCATGTTTAAACCAATATTTTATCGTTTCTTCATCACAACGAGAGAAATCGCTTCTACCAATGATAATGTATTTATTTTGAGGATTCGCATTAGCTAAAGCTGAAAGCAATGTTGCTGGCTCATTATTTCCAGCACCTGATTTCCAATTCTTGCGGTTGAATCTTATAGTTCTTCCTAATTTTCCAAAAACGATTGTTTTACCCATTTTATCATGCTCCTAATTCTAAAAATTTAATTGCTTGCGCAAATTGAATGATTTGATTGTTTTTATTCTCTTTATGAAGCGGAATCATTGATAGGAATAAGATACCCGTGATCATATCAATATCTTTCTTTTTCATATGAGACAATGAAAGTAAATCTTCAAATAAACCTTGTATCTCTTCTTGTTTTTCACTGTCATAAAAGTTGTAATTTATCACTGTTCCATTATCTTCTAAATAGTAAAGACCATTAATAATGAAATCGTAATATCCTGAAATTGAATGATTTAATTTTGCATAGTCATATCGCATATCACCCATAAGACGATTTTCTTCGCCATATTTACCACGAGGATCAATGATTTTCAAACGTTGACCATCTTCACCCTTTGGATCGTACATCATATTTCCAAAGAATAAATCACCATGAATCATTGCAGCATAATTATCATCGGCAATAATTTCCTCTAAACGAGGAACGATTTTTCTTTCAAATGTAAAAATTGGATTTTCTTTAATTTCTCCATTAATTACATAATATTTTTCATCGAACATATTCTTAATTTTTTCAATACGCTCTCTTGTCTTATTGATAAGCATATCTTGATTTGCTTTAATTAAATTTGGACGTTTCGTTTCATATTTTTTCGTATCATTAAAATAGTTCATTAAGTCTATCATCAATTGGTAAACTTCTACTCTACTTAATGTTCCAAAGACAAATTGCTCCTGAAGAGAAGGTAGCTTAATTCGGCTCATTTTATAACCATCACCTTCATCTGTCATACCATAATATTCAGGTAAATAATTGCCTAAGTAATCTTTAGCTAATTGATACCACATTGATTCGTCGTACATTTTATTTTGATCAGTGCTTTTTTTCGTTACGATTTCATCTTCAATTATAATATCATTAAAATAACGAGCTACATTTTTTCTTGCTGCACTAATGTCTTCAGCTTGACCAAAGTCAATGAATTTTTCATATTTTTTCAAATTAATGTTAACATGTTCATTATAGATATTCATTGCCGAACTTAATTGAAATTCCCCATTAATTCGAATATTTTTTTCTTTGATATGTTCGATGCTTTCTTTTAATAGGTCAATATCATTAAACATGTAAATTCCCATTAAAGCTTTATTGGTGTTTGGTTTATCAATTGGTTTATCATAAAAACATAAACGACCTGAATGAAGTTCTTCAACCATGCACCAACGTTGCCAATCATCAACTTCTTTATAACAAACAAAACTTTCGCCAGTAAAATGAGGTATTTCTTCTTTAGGTAAAATGTCACCTAAAATAATTGTGAGGTTAGATAATAGTAAGTCATTTTCATTTAAAACATTAATTCCTTCAAGAACCGCAGTTGCAAGACCATCTAATTCGTCTTGATTTGCGAATAAAATTCGTATTTTATCCGCATAATTTTTAATCACGTATTGCATCAGAATGTCTTTCTGATAGCCTACAACAATAACCACCTTATCAAAGCCTTCTTTAATCAAATATTCAATTTGGTGGCCTATAATTGGTTTTCCTAAATGTGGAATCATTGCTTTTGGATATTTATCCGTCACTGATTTCATTCGCTTACCTCTGCCTGCCGCAGGAATAAGAGCGATATTATTAATCATAATATTTCCTCCAATAAGAATTGATCAAGCTGCATTGCTTTATCATCAATGTACATATCCCCATATGGTTTGCCAAAAATTAATTCATCATAAGGAACATTATTTTTTTCTAACCAATCGCGAGTGATTTTACCAACACGTTCCTCAATCATTTTTAAATCACCATTGGTAGAAACCATATGACGAGCAGTATAAATAATGATTTTATGACCTGCATCATGATATTCTTTAATCTTTTCAATCATTTTTCTTTTTGGTTGAACGTCCGCATAAGCGGCGTAAGGAGTACCTTTCGGTTTCTCCTCACAAATCGTTCCATCTAAATCAAAGACAAGTATCATTATTTAATACCTGTGCTTCCAAAACCGTCGGAAGTTCTTTCATTTCCAAATTCTTCAACGAAATCTGCCACCATAATTGGAACGATCACTAATTGTGCAACACGAGTAAAGCGATCGATTGTCATAGCTAAATTTGTCGTATTTGTCAAGATAGCGTGTACTTGACCTTTATAACCTGAGTCAACAGGCGCATTTTGTGAAACAAGACCTTTAGAAGCGAGACCTGATCGACTCATCATTACACCCATGTAACCATCAGGTAATTCCAATCCAAATCCTAATGGAATTTTTACAGTTTGACCTGGTAAGATAACAGCATCTACAGTTGATCGAACATCAGCTCCTGCATCATTGTAATGTGCTCTTTTTGGTTTAAATAATGGATCATCCTCAAACATTTTAATTTTGATTTTCATATTGTTTCTCCTTATAGTAAAATTTCAAATTCAATTTATTAATCTTAGGTACGTTTATTCCACTTATTGCTTTGAATATTGAACGAGGACCTATAATTCCATCGTAGTAATCATAACATTTTTGAATAGATTCAAATTCAATTTTTTCTTTATTTATCATATTTTCAGATATGATAACTTTATGATTTGCAGATAACTTATTGAACATGCCATTTCTTTCTCCTGATACTTTTCCTCCATTTTCATACATACCATTGAGATAACCAGGTAGACCTTGTCCTATCATTTTATTTGTTAAAGGACTACCTTCTTCAAAATGTTTTATGATTAATTCTTTTTCTAATTGTTTTGCCTCGTGTAATGGATATTCACCAATTATTTTTACTTCTACATCTTTTATGTTGTCACCAACAAAATCCCACCATTTTTTACTTCTTGCGAAATTTCCTTCTCTTTTAAATTGAAATGGGCGACTTTTTATACCCATTCCAACATAAAAGCATTTTCCATAGAGATAATGTTCATATACATATTTAAATGATTCCATCTTCTAAGCACATCTCTTCAAGTTTTGATCTTGTTTCTTCTTTATTTAAAGGCTTTAGAATATTGTAATATTTTTCTGCATTTGCAAATAATTTTTGACCATTGATAGTAATATCAACCTTTTCATCATTTAAGTAATTCAAAATTGATTTACTTACTTTCTTTCTATCACGATCATAAATATGCAATGAAGTAACGAAATGAGTATAAGTCCCATATTGAACGCCCAAACGATTAGCAATATATTTTTGTATTTCGGTGAAGTAAAAAATATCATACGGTGTACCCGTCCAAATGTCATTCGAGCGCATTACACCAGTCATGTTCAGTTCGCCGTCGCGAAGTAGAAGCTGCAAGGCAATAGTGCAAAATTCATCTTTTGTTTCAATTACATTTTCTCGTGGTGTATTAATGTTCATTACAGCGCGACGACTGTTTGGATCAACTTTAAGTAACTCAATCATTTTTTCAATTTGATCAAAATTATGTTTACTTTTTAAAATAAATCCATAAGCACTATTGTTTGTAACTCCGTCGTCTGTCAATTTTTCCCAAATTTTTCCAAATCTTGAAATGAAATCAACATCATTAGCTCCAGCGCCATACCAAACGCTTTCTCCTAAATAATATAATAATGAAAAGTTTTCACGAATTGTAAGTAAATTCTCGTTAATATTTTCAAGCGTGAAAGATACATTATTTAATTCAGTTGTACCTGCAACGCTTTTTCCTGTCAAAGCTTTTGTTGCGAACCATGCCCAAGCTGCATTTAAATTATCAAATGATTGCATTTAAAATTCCTCCATTTTTTCTTTTATCTTTTCAAAAATTTCTTCAGCAGTGTATTGTGCTACGTCAAAAGTTAAATATCTTTTTCTTATTGAGTAAGGTTGATCTTGCATCCAAGTAGCACACCTAATGAACAAACTGTTGCTAGACGAAACGAGACTTAATTCTTCGTCTTCAGTTTTTCTTCCACGTCTCACCATTCTTTCTTCTAAAAGAATCATTGAGCTTGAATAAAGAACGACGTAAATCGTATTTTCTCTAGTCACTGTCTTCAAAAATTCGCTAGGTGTAAGTTTACATTTACGATCGTATACTTTAGAATAAATTACTTCACCGAATGAAAAACGATCTAATACCGTATTTTCATCTTGATTTAAAATACCTAAATGATATTCTAAATCATTTTTCGTTTGTGAATCCGAATGAATATATTTCCAATTTCCTAATTCATTAATGATCATATTTGCAATTGTGCTTTTACCACATGCTTTAGGACCATCTAAAACAATATTAATACTCATTTGTTTCCTCCTTTATTTATTTACGATCATATTATATCAAGCTAAGTCGACATTGTAAACATATTAGGAGCTTTATTTCGTTTATTTATGTAAAAAAAATAAGGTACTCAATTGAGTACCTTAAGAAAAACGATTAAAAATTGGTTGTCATGTTTAAATGTTTATTTTCATAAAATTTCATGATAGCAACCTTTTCCTTTGGAGATAAACTTTCCAATTTTGATACAGTTTTCACCTTGTTTAACATTTCTTGTTCTTTAGTTTGATATTTTTTCATTTTAATTTCCTCCAATATATTTTTATTTGTTGTATGAATATTCTTGTGAACAAACTTCACAGAGTCCTTCAATTAAACCATTTAGATCTTTAATTTCTTTATCGTTTAAAATACCTAAGCCGTGTTTTTCTTTGATTTCATTTTCAATTGCATTTAATCTTCCATTGAAATGAATAGCACGTTGACTAATGTGTACATTATTATTTTTCATTCCTGTGATTTCTTCATATAGTTCAAATAATTTTTCTTTCATTTTCATAATCTCCTTTATTGTTTGTTTATTGATTATATATATATTATAACTGGCAATGAAGAAAATGTAAACTGTTTTTATAAGCTTTTACCAATTATTTTTCCATTATTTTCGATAATGGATTTAATTTCTTCAAGTTCTATATTACGAAGAAGTTCAAAGAAATACTTATCGTCTTTCATAACGTATTTCCTTTCTATATTTATTTGATAAATTAATTTTATCATAAAAAGCGCCCAAAGTAAATAAACTTTGAGCACTTCTTCATAAAATTTCTTCTTTATAATTAAATTCGTAAATACGATTTTCATTGTCATATTGATCAATGAAAGAATATATTTTCTTATTGTGTTCTATTATTCTAACACATGAAATAGGTGTTAATCCTACATCTTCATTTTCATCATGATAACCAAGAAGCATGAAACAGCTTCGTTGTGCTATTTGATAATTTCTTATATATCCTCGATCAATAATTTCTTCTTCAATGAAGAAAGCTTTAATTGGACAATAAAAAGTATTTTTAGGATTTTCAAAATCATACCTAATGACGTAATATGTTTCATCACGACGATCATAAATGAATTTTATATTTTTACTTTGTTCATGCAAATCTTTTTGAATTATGTGAATTTTTTCTCTTTCACTACTTACGTCAACATGATCAATAATTTTTTCACAATCATCATTAATGTATGTTCTATTATAAATCGGGTGACGAAATTTGCTTTTATCAAGAATTGCTCTTGGTCCTACTCTTTCAGAATCATACCACACCACATTAAACTTCTCCTTCTTTTGACAATAAGATAAGATCGTTGTCATCATCTCCAAAAACTTCGTCAATTTGATAAAATTCATCCTCCTCCTTGACGTAAACATATACTTCATTTACATCACGTTCGCTAATCATCTTATCAAAATTATTATGAAAACTTGTGATATTTGCTCCTTGTTCATAATCTTCAACATTAATGATTAAATCATTATCTTCGTCAATTTCCATTGAAACTACTGGAAAAGCATCTTTTTCATTTTCAAACCAAACTTGACTGTCTTTACCAATTTCTCCTACTATTAGGAGACCTTCAATTTCTTCTAAAATTTTATCTTTATTCATTTGTCATCCTCCGAGGTTAAAAGTATTCCACCTATTACCAATAGTAAACATACAACAATTGTAAACAAAAATGGTACTAATCCAATTGAAATATAAACATATGCAAAAGCAAAGATTAGGTAAATTGTGACGATAATTGCAATGATAGCGAGACCTATCTTATTCTTTAAATTCAATGATTTTTCCTCCAATCATGTTTACATTTATTATTCTATACATATAAGCAATATAAAAATAAGTATCATCATCAACGAGCCTAATAATATACTGCATAATTCTTGTGAAATATACTTTTGTAAAATCGTCGTTATTAAATAAGCTGCAAGCACTATTAATAACATAATAATACTAATAATAATATATTTAAGATTTTTCACTTGTATTCTCCTCAGGTAAACCAAGCAGATCAGCATTTACATTTGAAGCATCAATGATCATTACTTCTCTTGTTTTTGCAGAAGGAATAGAAGAAACATCAAAACCAATGCTCTTTAAGTTACGAACAGCTTTGGCTCCATCAGTGCATGCTTTAACCATCTTTTTCAATTTTTCAAATTCTTCAATAATTTCTCTACGTAAATTGGTACCTTCATCAAGTAAACGATCATAATCTACATTATCATTAAAATCTATTTGTTGGTTGATCGCTTGATCAATTTTTTCTCTTGTACTTAAATGACTAAGTTCACGATTTAAATAATATAAATCACCACTAGAGTAACTCATTCTTGATTGAATTTCATTTGTGATTTCAAGAAGTTCATTAATCTTTTTATGAAAATCATCAAAATTAATGCCTTGTAAACGAGCAGCTCTGATTTGTTCACGCATTTCGTCTTTAAGTTTATCAATTGGATCAAGTTTTGCTTTTAATGTCGCATTACGTTTTGCCTCCAAGAAATCATACACGTCATACTTTGAATATTTTACTTTTGCCATAATTATTACCTCTTTCTTTTTATTTATTTATTTATTTATTTATTACTTATATATTATATTAAGAAATGAGAGAACTGTAAACCAGTCCTCTCATATTTTTAAAATTCTAATTCTTCGTCTTCATCTTTCCAAGTCTTTTCTTGTTTCTTTTGAACGTTCGTTTTAGATAGTGGCATCATAGAGAAATCATCAAGAACGATTTGTTCTTTAATTCTTCCTGTCCATTCACTACGAGAAGGACGCCCAACAAGATTTACAACGATTTCCTGTTCAAATCCCATTGTTGACATAAATTCATCAATTATTCCAGGTTCTTGCTTATACATAATAAACTCTAAACCTTGATTAAAGAATGTTACGACTGAACCTCGTTGTGAAACACAATTGCGAGTAATTATTAAATCTTTATAACCAAATTTAGGTGTTTGTAATCTTCCACCAAATATCCAAGCATGATCATTGATTAAACGAACTTCATCTAAGTTAGTTTCACCCTCATAAAGTTTATTTACTTCATAAACGATATTTTCGTCATGTAAATCATAACATGTTAACCAACTTTTTAATTCTTCTAATTTTTCATTCTTAATGACAACACCAAACGCATTATCATGTCCTTGTGCAAGATCAAATTTACCAGTTTCTAAACACCATTGACGGAAAGAAGGAAATTTCTTTTCATATCCTCGAGCTGATCCGCTATATGTTCCATCTTCATTTTCAACTAAAACTAAAGCGGGCATATTATATTTTGAAACAAGTTTATTCGCAATTAAACCTGTGATTGAACGATAAGCAATTTCGTCCTTCTTGATTTCAGCTATCACAACACCATCTAAAAATGGGTTTTTGATAAGCTTTAAAATTTTATCAACTTCTTTATTTTGACGATTTTTGATTTTTGATAAGCTATCCATTAAAATTGCATATGGGCTCCAAAGTTCTTTGCGTTTTTCAAATTTTCCTGTTTCTTTATTTTTACGTCGTTTTTCAACTTCAATTAAGCCATCAGTTGGATAATGACCAATTAGACCTTTAATTAATTCTTCTTTTTCTTCCAAAGTACCTACGCGTGTTACTGCATTAATGAAGGGGATAATATCAAACGATAAATTCACCGGCGCTAATTTTTGTCCTTTTTCAATTCGACCGTTAAGTGCTTCCTTCAATAATCCATTTTTAATGTTGTCCAATCCTAAACGAACAAGATATTGAATTTCATAATCGGAGATATCCGAAGCGTCTCCTGTTTGACCTACAGCTACTAAATCTAATACTTGCTCCGCAAAGTTATCACCTTCATAATTATCGTAAGCTTGAACGAACTTGTAAGCCATACCTGCTCCTACGAAATTCTTATTCGTTTCAGTGTTATATTCCAATTGATTATTTACCAAAACATAATTACCTTTATATTTTTCTTTCAATGCAAGCATTTTTTCAGGTTTATCCATTTCATGGTGATCAAGAATGATAAGCTGTTTTCCTTCTTTTAGCAGCATTTCATGTTCATCAAAATCATTTGATCCTGCATCAGGAACGATAATTAAGTCATAATCACCTTTTTTGATCTTATCAATTTCACCACTTAAACCATGACCTTTTTGATCATGAAATATTGTTTGTAAATAGCGGGCTTTATAATGTTTTAATGCTTTATATAAGATTGCAGACGACGTCATACCATCAGCATCATCATCAACAAGAATACCTATACTCCGATAATTCTTAATAGCATCCTTTACCATAATGACAGCTTCCGTCATTCCAAATAAGCATTCTGGTGTCGTTTCAATTTCATCACTGTATTGTTTACCGTTTAAAAACATTTCTGGGCTTTCTATACCAGCGTTACTTAATACGTCTTCGACGAAATGGTTACTTCTTACTTCAAATTTTTCCTTCTCTACAAAACTAAACATCAAATCTCTCCCTATATATAAATTCTATTTTCATATAAATCTTTAAAGATTTTAATACCTCTATCAGTTGGACTGTCCTTTTCATTAAGCTCATTTTTCAAGTCCCATAACACGCTTACTCTAACATAGGGAGCTAACTTATTACGAAATACTTTAATAATCTTTTCCGCATATCGTTTCTCTTTGTCATCACCTATATTTTCAAATTCTTTATCAACACCAATTATTACTTCATCAATACTTAATTTTTTAATCAGCTCTAATTGATATTGTGTTAAAGACGATCCCGATACACAAACTCCTATTGAATGATCAGGCATCATACTGTCTAATTGAAGAACGCTTTTTTCTGACTCGAATAAGATCATCGTTTTATGTTTTTCAATCATCTCTTTATTTTTATCCAAACCATACAAGTTTGCTCCTGTTAAATGTTTAAGAACTTTGCCTTCATAAAAGATTGGCATATATTTTTTACCTTCATCAACCTTATCTTTATTTAAGTTACGTCCTCTAACACCTATTAAATTTCCATATTCGTCATAATGTGGAATAATAATTTGATTATCAACGATTGAATATCTTATATTATACTTCATCATCGAACTGATCGAAATACCTTCATCAATCCATGATTTATGATAATATGGATAAAAGTCAAGCAATAAGTGTTCATCTAATTTTTCGAAAGCTGGTGCCTTTACTTTCTCTAATTTTTGTTTAAGTAAAGCTCCTGGATTCACTACTTTTTCATATGTAAATCCTTCTATATGATCAGAGTCATGCAAGTTATATTTCCTAACGATATATTTTAATGCATCAATAAATTCTAAATCAAGAGCTTTACCTAACATGTCAAAAATTGATAAGTGTCCGCAATTTGTGTAACAATAAAATGACTTACTATCTTTATAATAAATCAGCTTATGTTTATGACCATCATGGCAAACTGTCCTACATTCAAAAGTATTACCCTTAGAAATTGGTTGAGCATCAAGTTCATCCATTAAATCAAAAACGTCTCTATCACTCAACATTCCTACGACTTTTCTTGCGTCCACTTATTTCACTCCTTAAAATAAGAAATCTTAATTTTTTCCTTTTTTAATTTTGGAGTGTCACCGTTTCTTAAAGCCCTTTGGAGTGTAGAAGAACTGCATATATTATTTTCTGCACAATATTTAAAAGCACTATGAAGTGTTTCCAAAATGATTGATTCATTTCTATCTAAAAATTCAATTTTTATTTTTTTTCTACGAACACTCTCTTTACCGTACATTCCATTGTTTTTGCCAGCTCTTGTGCTTCCCAGTGCAAAATTTGCTAAATCATATTCTTTTTGCATTTTTTTTGTAAGATAAACTTCATAATCTAATGCGTCTTTTTCATTAAAGAAAACGGCTTTTACTATTGGTGTTACCTCAAGGTTTCTATCACCGACAATGTCGTTCCATTTTTTATTTCTTCTACTTTTTCTTAATTGAAAAGGACGATCGTCACTTCCGCTTCCAACATATATACATTTTCCATTGAACCAATGCTCATAAACGCAATATTCTTTCATTAGAAACTCACCTCTTCTATTTCTGACTCTACTTCATCAAACTGTATTTCTGTGCCATCAATTTCAATCAAATTAAAATCATAATCTGTTACAAATAATACCTCTTCTCTCATCGTTCCTAAATTCATTTTTGTCCAAATAACAATATGATCTAATCCTGCTCGATTTTTATAAACAAAATGGCTAAAATCGGGAGTCATTTTCTCTGCTCCTCCAAAACCTTTTTGAATAATGTGCTTAAGCCCATCTTTCTCCGCCTTAGTAGCCTTAAATGTTAAGATGCCATAGTCAACCTTATCAGCTGTCGCTAAACCCCCGCGAAGAGAACTTGCGTCACGATTTTCTACTTCTTTACTACCTCTATTCAACTGTGTACTACTTTCAAGAAATATGTCGTATTTAGATGCCAAACTTTTTAAAGCTGAAGAGAAATGAACTAAGATTTGATCTTCACGCAATGTCGTTCCAAAGTTATCATTCATTGTCTTACTTAATTTCGGACTCATCTGAATGTAGTCAAATGCTACATATTGAACGTTTTCCTTAATGATATATTCCTCTATTTTCATTTCAATATCACTAATTGAAAAATCTTCAATATAAGATAAGAAAAGTGGAGCTCGTTTTAAAATTTCAATTCCTTCTTCTAATCTTTTTCTTGTAGCTGCATCATAAGTTCCATTTTTAATGTCAGTGTCTGGAATACCTGTAAGATAAGCTAACATAATCGTTTGCAATTCTTCTTGATCAATTTCAGTTGAAATGAATAATGCTGGAAAAGAAGGTCCTAAACTCTGCCATCCTAAACCTGTTACCCAAATTTGATCACATGCAACTGAAACCATATCTCTTATCGCCTGACGTGTTTTACCTGTTCCTGTTGCGCCTGATCGAAGCATGAATTTTGATTTTCTCATACCTCTAAATAATGTATTATACATTAAGTTTTGGAATGGAAATCCCATATCAGGATTTTCCATCAAACGATCAAGTAACCCATCTAAATCATCGCCTGCTTTAAAATCTTTTACTTTACCATCATCAACATTCCATTCATTTCTAATTCCAATTGCTTTTTGAGTGAAATGCTCAATGATTTCATTTATTGACGTATTTTCCAATACTTTATTTGATTCAGTCAGCTTTCCTAAATCGTTTGATTGGTATTCGTAAATATCTGAAACATCAATTCCATTATCTACATAATTTCTTAAAAGACTAAACTTTTTAATCATTTCATAGTCTTTTGTCACTAATTGCGTATTCGTTTGATTCATTGCGTCATTTACATATTGAACACCATTATTTTCATCCCATACTTTATAATAAGTTGGATATTGCGCAAGATAATTGTCAATATCAATCGGTGTAATTTTTTCTAATCCATCTCTTGCCGAACTATAAACGATATTATGCATTGCTGCAAAAACAATTTTATGAAATGATTGAACGAAATCACGATCACCTAAAATTACGTTTGGATCTCTTAAAAGTTCAGGTTGCTTGCAAATAGCACCAAATAAATTGTAAATTGAACGTGTTGGGTTTAAAGTCATATCGACAGCGCTCATAATTCAATATCCTCCAAATTAATCATTTTATCTTTAATTTTTGCATCACGATCGACGGCTATGAATTTTTTCTTAACAACGTTTCTTTCACTTGAAACTGTCTTTCCCTCCATAGCTTTTGCTTTTCTAACTTGATCATCGTGATAAGCAACTGCTTCATCAATAATGTATGGAACAATTCCTAAACCATATTTAGGGTGAAATGACATATTCCTTACATGTTTTCCATAAAGCAAAGCTTTACGAATATTTTCATATGTGTATTTTCTTTCTTGATTAAATTGCTTTATTTGTCTTAGCATTAAACCATTTGGAAATGGAATTTCATAAAGTTCACTGATTAGCTTATAAAGAAGAGTTCGATCTTCATCATTTTTCTTTTCTTTAGCAGCACAGCTTAAGCAAAAATTTTTGTTCTTATATTTTACTAATTGATCTTTTTCCCATTTCTTTCCGGTTTGAACGCAGTCTTCTCCATAACATTTCAAAAGACGTGCCATAAATACATCTCCTTTTAATTTTTTACTTTAATATTATATCAAGAAAAGGTTAAACTGTAAACCTTACTAGGAAAACAGCTTAACCTTTTCATTACTTAATAATGTATTCTTCGTGATTAATTTTTTTATAAGCATCCATATAAATGACGCCTTTATCACCATTCATCGTAAATTCATATAAGTAAGCGCATTTACTTTTTGCCGATAAAATTGCTTTACTATTTTGTAATGTCTTACAAGACCAAACGACGAAAACGTCATCCGTATAACAAAGTTCGTTAACAGCAACACGATTTCTACATACTTCAATAAATTCTTCGTGTGTCATATTTTCCTCCTATATATCCATTGGATCGTAATCAGGATCATTTTCCAAAGACCAACAGTGCATTGCTTCCCAATGATCAGAATGACAAAAACCACATGTTTCACATGTAGCCTCTGGATAGCATTTATGACAAGTCATACATTCACAGTCAATGATTGATCCACATTTCTTACATTTCTTTTCCAAGTGAATATTCCTCCATATAAATAAAATTTAATTTTTATTTTGAAATTGTGCTTCAAAAGGTTGATCTATCAGCCAGTATTTATGCACCAAGCGTGTAAGTTGAAGAATTGCTTATTCTGAATGCATTTGAATGTAATTTTCTTTTCGCCAACCAGCGACGAACAAGAGTTTCTCTTTTTGCGTCAGAAAAGACTTCACCATATCGACCATCATTATGTTTCATCAAATTAGCAACAAATGTTTCATATGCAAGATTTGCTTCAGGTGCTTTAGAAATATATGCATCATATTTAATAAGCAGCTCTATAAAGTCATAATCTACATCTCGCGCTCCTAATTTCTTTACATTACAATAATGGTGAAGCAATTCATGTTTCAAAATTGCAATGACAGTTTCAGGTTTAAACTGAAAGATAATATGCTCTGAGATTACCAACGTTTTATCCTGAGGATAATATAAACCTAAATTATTATAGGTAAATTGATCAGTGACATTTATCGTAGGCTCCTTAACACCTAACTCTAAGCAGAATTGCGAGCAAAAATCCAATACTTCAACGACAGTCATTCTTGATACCCGCCACATAAAACGAATTGTCATTGTTGTGCCCGTCGTTTCAGTATAAGACATCACTAAACTATATCCTTCAACCTCAATTTTCAAATCAGGAAAAACATGTAAATCTACATCATAGGACTTTAACCACTGAAGCAGCTCCATCTTAAAGATTTTAAACTTTGCCTTATCATCAGCATCTTCTCTAATTTGAGCATTAAATTTTGCTTTAAATTCTCGTAATTTATAATCAATTAATATCATTGAACACCATCTCCAAACCAACGTTTAAAAAACGTAATGCCTAATATAATTGACATAATTCCTTTAATGTTTAAATCAATGTTAAACATTAATGAAAATCCTAATTGAAAACAAATTGAGACGAACCAAGTTTGAAAAGCAATTAAGACAAAAGCCCAAGATAAAGAGAACAAAAATTTAACATATTTATTTTTCATTAAACATTTCTCCTAATATTTTTTCGATTTCTTTACGAATATATTTTTCAATTGGTTCATTATTAATCGTAATTTTTGGAGCATTCATATTTGGAAAAATGATTCCTTCACTACTTAATTTTTCGCTAAGATCTTTACTTACTTTTTCAACTTGCTTAAAGAAGCGATCATAATTTATTTCAGGATTTTCTTTCAATGCTATATCTTTAGGAGCTTCAGTACATTTATCGGATTCAACTTCTTTTTCGTTCATTGCATTATTTCTTGCTTCAATTTCTTTTTTAATATTGATAGCCTCTAATAATTTTTCAATATTTCTCCCATTAAATGTTTCAGTTTCAATAGTAACTTCATCCGCCATTAGTCCATCTATCGTATGCCCATTCATTGAGACGAAAACATGAATAGTATTATTACGTTGATCATAAAAACTTTGCTTATTTATTTGTTTTGATTGTGTTTTACTTTCATTTCCGCTTTCACATTTATTTTTCATTCTTATGAATAAATCTCGTGATCGTGCATAATTTTCTACCAAATGAATATGTTTCTTTCTCGTTTGTTCGGCGAAAGTTTTTAATACATGTTCTACTTCATAATAGAAAGGAGTATTAGGTGTACATCCTTGTTTTTTAAGATATAAAGCATTAATAATGGTGTTTGCCTGTACTTGATTTAATTCTACTTTCATATGATTACCTCTTTCTTTTTTTTATAAAAATATAAATATGAAAAGAGAGAATAAATCTCTCTTTTTCATTTTAAATTGCAATAGTTTTCTTATTAAAGCAGAAACATTTACCAAGAAAATTAATTTGCAACCAAGAAACAGTGAAACGTTCGTTTTTATCATTGCGATATTTAGTGATATAATGTTTAATCATCAAAATCATCCTTTATAATTTAATTCCTAATTGTTGTGCTTTATTTTTAATTTGCGTTAATGCAGCTGCGAGTAATTCTACTTGATCTTCAGTGGCATCAGTCATTTTATTTCCAATACCAAAGATATCTGCACTAATTTTATTAAGAACGTCTAATTTTTTAGCTTCATTAAATGCTTTTCCATAAGCAAGTACTTCAGCTTTAATAGCATCAAAGTCTAATTCTTGTTTCGCGTGACGTTCTTCAGTTTCTTTAGTTTGTTCTTTATCAACTTTACCTAATGCTTTTTCAACAGCTTTTGTATATGCTTTTGCGTCAAGTGGAACAATTGGGTCAATATCTTCAAATGTTGATCCTGCTAACCACTGTAAAGTGTCACGTAAGTAAAGAACACGTTGTTCTTGACCAGTTGAAACATCCAAAGTAGTATTTGCAAATAAGATATTATCTACCATACGATTGATCGGTGCAAAAACTTTATCCTTCAAATCAGGCATGTATTTTTGGAACTCATATACTTCTAAAGTATTTCCATCTTCGCCTTTTACTGTTTTAAGTTCAACAGTTGCTCCTTCTAACTCAGATTGAAGAACGCCTGAAGCCGGAATTTGAACCATTTGTTCAGTAGCATGTGCAATAAAACAAGGCACGAATCCTGCTTCACTGATCATGTTTAAACCATTTTTCCACATATTTTTCAAATCTGTCCAGTCAGCACCCCAAATATCTTTACGTTCACCTACTTTGCTTTCTTTATGTTTAGCGGCAACAAATTTTTCTAACATGTTATATAAGTTTTCAACTGTGTCAACGATAATTACATCATATAATTCTTTTGCTTGAGGCTGACGTAATTGTCCCATAACTGTAAGAAAATCAACCCATGAAGTTAAACGAATCACATTTGCTCCAGCTAAAGTTTTATGACGATCTTCGGTCGCTAAGAATAAACCACGTTTTCCATATAAGTCATAAGCTAAAGTAGTTTTACCAATTTTTGGTACTCCATAAATGAATGTTGAATAGTCGGCTGGATTCACTGAAACTTTCACTGGTTCTACGTTGAAAATGTCGATCATAATAAATTACCTCTTCTTTTCTTTTTTATTTATTTGTTACCTATATATTATATCATCTAAAATGATATTGTAAACTTACTTTCCAAATTTTTCAGGAAAATATTTAGGAGAAATTTCTAATATTCCTTTAATAAATCCTTTAGTGAAATCCGGACCTTAAACTTGACCATTAATCATATCTTCACGAATTTCATTTAGTTTACTCATAAATTCCTCTTCTTTAGGTTCAAGTTTTACAATTTCATCCTTATAAATATCTCGTAGCATAATTTCAGCCACATGTTTTTGGTGATAAGCTTCTTCAAATTTTGCTGAAACTAATTGTCGCGTATTAAATGTTGACATCAAAGCGCGATTTTCACTATCATCTTTTCCTAAGATAGGATCCGCATTTTCCATTCCTTGTTCTAAAACTTTAAGATATTCCACCTTGTTTACAGCTTCGTTATAAAGACGTACTGCCAACTCTTTTTGACTTTCTTTACTCATCATCTTAAAAAATCTCCCATCCTAAATCTTTAATTACATCTCTTTGTAAGTTATAAGACTCAATCTTATATTCTAATTTACCATTTAAATCATCAACGAATTTATTAGCAATTCGTTTATATAAAGGTTTTTCAATCGCTGGTAATTCTTCAAATACCTCTTTAAAAAATTTTGAATTTTCAAAGTCGACGATCATTTTTTTATCATTTTCATCAGGTTTAACCTTTAGGCCTATTGAAATCATATTAATAAATGCAACTTTATCAATGACTTTTGGATCTTCTTGAACAGCTTCCTTTTTAATTCCATCAATGAATAATAAGACTTTTTCATAAGAACGAATTATTTCACTGATTTGTTTCATATGTTCGTCAGCAATTAAGATTTTCTTCAAAGGATCATTTTCTTTTTCAATTTCTTTGATCAAATGAATTTTCATATCTGAAACGAACTTTTTCAAATCATCACTCATTTTACTACCTCCAATTAAAATACTAGGAGAGACGCATCTCCCCTAGATCGACGTGAGCACCGAAGTGTCGTCTTTAAAATGCTGGTGTATCACTACCATTAGAAAATGGATCTTCATTATTTGAAACATTAGTGAATGCATTTGTCATTGGATCTGTTGTTTGTCCTGTCGTTCCAAAGCCATTAGCTGTTGGTTGTGCTGGAGCTGAAGCATTTTGTTGTAATTCTTGAAGTGTCAATTCACGATTCTTATGTGCTTGTTCAATATCTTCTGGAGAATAATTATTGACACCATCAGTGTATGGAAGATCTCCACCAATGATTTCAAGATTACTTTCATAATCTTTAACGATATTACTTTCAACAGCTTCAGTTGATCCAAAACCATGAGTTGGAGCAGCTTGAACTTCTTGTTTTTCAATTTTTGCATAATTATTAATTTTCATAGTGATTTTACCAGTTGATCCTGGAGTATACATTCCTTGGAATTGTTGACCTAAATCACCACTAATAATTAAGTTATTCAATGGAATTACTTGTGAATTATATCCTACAGTGAAAGCATCAACTTCCAAGAAGTTAGTTGGAATACCTTCAGCATCAACCTGAGGAGTCATTCCTTCAACGACAAGCTCAATAGTTGCGATTGCTTTATCCGGAGTTTGATCATCTTCATCTAAACGATTGCAGAATAATGCTTTTGGTTCATTAAATGAAGTTAAGCTACCAGCCTGTGTGTAATATTCATTAATCGTTAATGAACCTGTGATACGAGCGCGATCTCCTGGTTTCCATTCATCTTTAACTGTTTTATATCCTTTGAATAAAGCAGAAACATTTCCTTGTTTGTTCATTTTCATTGAAAATACTTTAACCTTAATGTTATGAACTTTATCAGCTTCTTTAACTTCCATTAAGATTGATCCGATGATCATGTCTTTACCTTTTTTAGAAACTTTTTCTTCAAGATCGATTTTCTTAACTGTTCCTACGATCTCCAAGTTATTATCTGCTTCACGTAATGAATTTGCTGCCATAAATAAATACCTCTTTCTTCTTTTTAATTTTTAAATAATGATATTAATCATTAATTATGTTTATATTATATCATTGCCTAAATTCACTGTAAACTACTTTCGTAATTTTTTTCGAATTTTATTATTAAGTTTTCTCTCCTCACGAGAGACGACTTTTTTATTTTTTCTTTTTACTACAACAATTTCTCCGTTGTCTAATTTACGTAAAGAAGCATTAATCCTCTCTGCAGCTTCTTTAGCATCTAAACCTGTTTCACTCATTACCTCAATAACTTCTTTTTGATTATCTAGCATAATTTCCTCCTTGTCGTTCGTGAACAATTACTCCTTTGGTTACTTCATTGAAAGTTCTTCTCAATTTTCCGTCCTCATAAAAACTTACTTGTTGTTCCTCATAATGAACAACATTAATCATAAAGAAAACACTACCTAATACCTGATCGGAAATTTTCTTCTCAAGAGAATGAATATCGAAGCCATATCCTGGCGGTAAAGGCCTACGAAATATATTCATTATAAAATATGATAATCTTTGATCTTCGTTATAAGGATATAAATCTCTTGCTTTCTTGTCATAATATTCAATGGTTTCAAGAGATACTTGAACGATTAATTTTTCTATCTTTTTCTCTGGTGGGTAAGTAGGCAACATTAATTGAACATCTTTTTCTTCCTTTTTAAAAGGAGAATATATAGGAACATTTACATTAATGTTTATACATCCTATTTTTGTATCAAGTTGCTTATTAATTACACTTGAAATGTCAGGATAAATTCCATCTAATGTATTTTGTAATTCTTTAAGTTCAGTGTCACGAATATTTCTAAAGATATTCATGGTGTTTTCTTTACTCTTATTACTTTTTCTCCAACTTAAAAAATCTTTAATTATTTCAAGCATCTACATCACCAACTAAATCGTTGAGCGTACCTCCTAAATGTTCAAATAAATCTTGATCAAAACCTTTCTTTACAGCCTCAAGATAAAATTGAGCACTAGTGACAATACCTGAACGTTTAAAGAACATCTGTCCTTCGTAAAAAGTTATATTTGCCCATCGCATTGCTTCACCTAAAATTGGGCGACTTGCAAGTTCGCTTAAGCAAAAATTCTTACGTCTGTTTTTAATTACTTCATCAACAGTTTGTTTTACCTTATTTGTTGTTGTTGTAGTGAACATGTAATCATAATCACCATTTTCATACTTGCGTTTGCGTTCAGCTTTTTCTTTAGTATGAAGCATCTTATTTTTACCCGCTTTCATTTTAAGCAAGTAAACGATACGAGATAATTCTTCAATTAAATCTGCTCCTTTTTCTTCACTGTCAGCATCTAACATTTCCATGACGTTTTGCATAAAGAAAGCCGTGTCGTCACAAACTCTTGAAGCTAAATCGATCATGTAATTTTCTCCTGGATAATGCTTTTCCATTAGTTCATTGAAAGCTAAAGTTTTTAATGCAGGATACTGAATGAAAGTCTCGATCAATTTTTCAGCTTTTGCTAATCTAACTTTGTCTTCGATTTTAGGTGGAAGTAAATGTAAATGAGTGTGACAACGATCACAAACACCTAAAAGATCTCTTCGTTTTTCTTTTCCTATATTCTTATAGCTAGTGTGGTGTACTTGTGTGGCTTTATGCTTGTGACAAATTTCACAAATTGGATATTCTTTCAAATATCGTTCGCTTTTTTCCAACCATTCTTTACTATTGATATAGGTTTCATACTTAAAAGCCATAATCAATTTCCTTTCTTTAAAATAGCTCTAGAAAAACTAGAGCTAAATTTTTATATTCATATTATATCATTTACATTTAAAATGTAAACTATTCTTTAATTTTTCCTGCCTCAATTTTACGACGTTTTACTTTTTCCTCAACTTTAGGATCAAAGCAATCGTATTTATTTCCAACTTTCATAATTTTCTTAACGATCCTTGGAATGACAGTTTGATATAGAGAAGCATATTTAATTCCTAATTCATCGCTAATTTCTTGAATCCTCCAATTTTGTTGGAGACAACAAACGATTTTTGCTTCCTCTTTAGTCAATCCTGCTTTCTTGACAGTTTCCATGAAATCTTGCCAAACCATCCACATTTCTTCTTCAAAATCTACACTAGGACAAGGATAATCTAATAGATAACGAACAGTGTCGTAATCAGTGAAATCAAATATATTTAAGTCGGGTACATGACTTTCACTAACTGAAATGTTAAAACCCCATACTCCACTTAACATATTTTTTGCATCAATCATATCTTGTTGAACAAGATAGCGCTGACGAGAATATTTTCTCCAATTTTTATCTTGTTCCTCATGCAGCTTTCGTTCAATATGATCAAGAAAAACTTGGTAGTCTCGTAAAACTTCTCCTACAATATCTTTACGTTTTAAATCTTGAGGCAATATTTTTTGAATTTTTGGTTTACGACTATTTTTCTTTTTCGCCATTAATGCATGAACGATATTATCTGAATCGACTATATTAATACTTTTTCCATTTTGATTCATTGAAACTGATTCACGATTCATATAATTTGAAAAACGTTCACGACGATTATGAAAAACGTAAACTTTCTTTTCAGTTTGATCGATTGCCTTAGATTCGTCTGACTTCAATAAATATGTAGCCATTTGTTCCAAACGTTTAAAAATATCAACGTCTTCGCTAAGAGCTTCGTTGGAATTAATATTTACTTTGTAAAATTGACTTAAGTAGTCAACGAAATAGTTTGTACTGTCTAATTGATCAGACAAACATTTCTTTCTATCTTCAAGAGAAGTTTTGGATACATCTAATTTTCCAAGGTCTTTTAAAGTTGCTCCATCAATTTCTCCGAAGAAGAAAGAGTTTCCAGCATATGCCATATCAATTTCTCCTTTTTAATCTTCAATTACCTTAGTATTATATCAAAAGAGACAGTAAGTGTAAACTTACTGTCCTATAATTTCATTGCATCTTTAACTTTATGCGGAGCGAAACCTTTAATCCAATGGTGGCCTTCTTCATTTACTATATGTGTCACAGGAACTGATTGAAATCCTAACATTTTTAATTCGTTCATACCTACTTCATCTTCGTCTACATTTACCTCTTGAAAAGGTATTTTTAATCCATTGAAGAAGTTTTTCATCATTTTACATTGCGTACATTTATTCCTTGAATATACGATAACTTTCATGTCTCTTTCCTTTCATTAAAAACCCCACCGAAGTGGAGTTCATTTTATCTTTTTTATTTTTCTAAACGTTTTTGTTTACGTGCTTCAGACCAAGGAGAATGGAATGCACCAATCATTGAGTTCATCAAGTACATGCAGTAAGTTGCGAACAATACCCAGTTAGCATCGCCTTGCATTGCAGTGACACCCCATAAAGTAAGACTCATAATTCCTTGGAAATTCCAGAATAAATATTGTGTAGAATATTTACCTAGCATTAATGCTGATCCAATAAAACCAATCGTGGCTCCGAAAGCATCTAAGACAGGACGAGGAGTGTGCAACCAGAAAGCATCCATTGCGTACATTGCTGCAAAACCAATAATACCTACGACTAAAATGATCTTTAATGCACCTTTATCGAACGTTTTAATTTTTGCGTTTGTCCAACGGTGACCAAAGATAATTACAGGAACGTCAAGAGCTAAGAGATAAGCAAGCTGCATCACTGCATCAGCTGGATTTCCTGCGTGAATTGCCATTCCGCCAATACCAACTGCGGAAATAAAACCTAGCAATCCATTAATGCGCTTACCATTTGTAATTGCTAACACACATGTATAACCAATTAAGCCGGAAATAATTGAAATAATATTTGTAATTGCAAATCCATGTGGAACGCCCGTTCCAATAATGATTGCAAAACCAATTAAAGCAGCGATTTTTGTAATTGGCATCCAATTGGATAACCCTTCACGATAATATTCAATAGTGAATAATTCTTTAATATTTCCCCAAATTTCTTTCTTTGTAATACCTTTTAATCCTTGTTCCATAAAATGTAATTCTCCTTTTTCTATTTTTTATTTTGATCAACATATTTTTGCAAATCTTCAATAGTAAATAATTTATTATCAAAGATTGAAGATAATTCATGATAAGGTAAATTACCATTCATTTGTGTTTGTACTGCGTTATATGCATTAATTGCTATTTCTTTCGGATTTCCTCCGTTTAATTTACAAAAAGCAATTACACATTCTTTAAAAGATAAAGCTCCTACCTCAACGAGCTTCGCTAGAATTAAAGCTAGAACTTCTTTAGCATCTTCTTCATTATTTGCGAAATCATATTTCGTTGCATCAATCACCAGTTTAGGGCATTTATCAAATTTCATAAACCAATTATTATACATCTCATTGTGTTGTGTATAATATTCAAGTAAACCTGGATCGGCGTCAAGCTGTTCGAAATCACGCCCACGTTTTTCAATGCGTTCTAATTCTAATTCTAGTGGCAAATGAATGTACACCATTAAATCAGGTGTTTTTGAAGGAATGTATTCTAATTCTTCTAACATTGTATCTAATAAGTCATAATAGACTTTAGCAGAAATTGGATCAATTTCTCCACGTTTTACTAAAAGATCGACGAATACACGATCTCCATAAATTGATCGGTCTAACACTGAATTGCGTTGCACTAATCCTTTTTTGATAAGGTCAAAACGTTTGGAGATCATACTAATTTGAAATACGAATCCATATTTTTCCTTATTTTCATAAAATTTGTCAAGCAATTCATTGTCTGCGATTGGCTCGTAGACGGGTGTTGAACCTAAGATATCTGATAACAGTTTAGTAAGCGTTGACTTACCTGCTCCAATTGGAGCTTCAATTGTGATCAATGGTCCAGTCTCCTTTTCTCTCATATTTGGAATTTCCTTCCGTTTATAAATTTTTACTTTAATATTATATCAAGTACACATCTTAGTGTAAACGATATTATGATTTATTTTAAAAGAAAGGAGTCAAAAGACTCCTAACATTAACGATAATTTCCAGTAAAAGGAATATGTTTCATTTCTTTAAAATCATATTCTTTAACCTGTTGTGCATCTGTGAAATATGCTTGAGCAACTTCGGTCGCCATTAAATTCACCATAATATCATGAGCTTCTTGGTGATAAAGAAAGACAGGCTTACCTAATGCATATGCATATCCAATTTCAACAGCCGTGCCTGAATCCATATCTTGCCCATCAAAATCAACGATAGCAACGACAATGTCGGCTTCACGAACATGAGTGTAATCATTTTTCGCAACTTCACGTGCCCAAGGAGCTGTAAATTCTTCTAATTCACCGTCGTTCATTTGATGCTCCATAGGAACAAAAACTTCACCAATAGTATTATTTTCTTCTAAAGCTTTACGTAATTCTTTAACGATTTCAACTTGTTTTTCAGAGAAGAAAGGACCTGCAAGATAAACATTCAATCCATTTTTAATTTCTTCAATATCCCATACGCTATACCAACCACAATCTTTTGAATAATTATCTTCATCTAATCGTTTAGGAAAATCAATCGCAAAAGGAAAATGTTGATCTTCAGGATCAAATTGATCAAATTCACCAATTCTACCTACGCGCTTAATTTCTCCACCTAAATCCACTCTCACTAAATCTTTTTCTTTAAATTTCATTCAAGTTCCTCCTATTATTTTTTCAAGTCATTGAAGATTTCTTCAATATCTTCAGCGACAAAAATGTTATCACTAAGGTGATCAAAATCAGAAAAGCCATCATCAATGAATCTTACTAATTGCGTAATTAATCCATCGTAATACCCATCAGTGTTCATAATGTAAATTGTCTTCCAAGCTGTAAGACCTATTACCATTTCACATACTAATTGTGCGAACTCCTCTAGTGTTCCTGTACCTCCAGGAAGAATGATATAAGTATCGGCTTTATCGATCAAAAGACGTTTTCTTTCATCCATGTTTTCAACCTCAATAAATTCATCAACGTCATATAATGGAAGTTCATCTTCAAAATGATCTTTAGGATAAATGCCTAAAACTTTTCCTCCATGTTTTTTCGTACTTTTAGCGACTGAACCCATTAAACCTGAAACAGATCCACCATAAACGAGAGTGTTACCACTTTTAGCAATAAGACGTCCTGTCTCCTTAGCCACTCTTTTATAGATAGCTTTATCTCCAAATCTTGAGCCCATAAAAACAGCAATATTCAATTCTAATACCTCTTTCTTTTATATAATTCTTTTATATTATATCATCACAAAAGAAAGGTGTAAACTTTTATGTAAAATAAGCAAAAAAAAATAGGGATTTAATCCCTATTTTATAATTTTTATAATTCATCAACAATAACTACCCAAGGGGTTAAAATATTTAATTCTTTACATAATGAATGAAATTTTTCACAATCTTCAAGTGAAAATACTTCTGAAACATCTTTTGTCCATCCTCCATCATTTTCAGGTGTTTGGCAAATAAAAAGTTCTACATCGTATTTTTTAGCTTCATTAATTTCTTTTTCACTAAGATAAAAACCATTGTCCTTTACCAATTTAATCAATTCGTTCATTAGTTCTTTTTCTTTTGTCATTTTAAATTCCTTCTTTCATTTGTTTATTTATTATATATTAATTATAACTAATAAAGCACAATATGTAAACAATTTTATTCTATATTTTGTGAAATAAATGAAGAAGTTTGTAAAAAAATATCTATCACTTTCGTAATAGATATTTTTTAACTTAAATATATTCATATTCTAATTGTTCTAACCATTCAAGTTTTTCTCCATAATAATCGCTTTGAATTGATTGAAGGCTATCTTCAATATCTAGAGAATCAAATATCTCTTGCGTTTTTCTTTTCTCCTCTCTAAATTCCTCCTCTGTATTAAAAGGATTCTTAATTGGTGGAAAGAAATATTCATTGTTTGATTGTAATGTTGTCATGTTATAAACCTCTTTCTTTATTAGTTGTTTGATTATATGTTTATTATAAACTAAAAAGCATAATATGTAAATAGATTTATCTACATATTATGCATTATTTATAGAATAAAATCTGAATTTTATTCGTTGTAAATATTTTACTTTTAGATAGGATTCATTCAGAGGCCTTATCGGGTCGTATTAACGACAAAAAGAACTTTACTAAAGTCTACAAAGACATTTTCGTTTAGAGCGTTCTTAAATTGCATTACTACATCCTTTTTCTGAAAAGCGTCAAAAATTTCGTCTTTTGTTGCCATTACAGCAACCCATTCTTTATTAGGATAAAAAATCTTAAATCTACTTACGTCTTTTTCCAACTTGTCGTCTTCCTTTCTTCAATAGGTCAATTTTTTCTTGTAAGGCTTTAACCATTTCTTCTGCTTGTTCAACTGTGACGTATCCTTTACTAATGTAAATACCACTTTCATCAGTGATTTCAATTGTTAGATTTTCTTCGCCTTCGCTTATATAAAAACGATCTCCATATTTTAATTCAATTTCACTTTCTTCCATGTTTAATAATAGCCTCCATTCCACTTGCTGTCTTTTCTCCATCAATTTTTGCTTCACGAGCTTCATATAATTTTTCAATTTGCCAAGGAGTAAAATTATTATTTGCCCAATCACTAAGTTTGCCATTCTTCATCAAATAATTAAATTCACGTTTCATGGCTGCGCTAAAATTTTTCATACAGTTTACCTTCTCTTTCTATACGAATATTTTGTTCTATTTCATCAAAGAATGTTGCATAAGGTCTCTCATTTAAGAGAGTTAAAAACATATTATGTTGTTCGTTTAAAAGCTGCTTACGAAGTTCGGGGTTATTTTTAATCTCTTGGACTTTCTCTTTAAATTCTTCAGTCGTTGACACGTAACGATAATTATCTTTTCCAAATAATCTTCCTTCAGTATCATAATCACGATCAATGAATTGCACAGCATTCGAAGACATTGTTTCATATACTCTTGCTGTGTATTGTCCATTATTATATTTCTTGTCACCAATTACGATCGTTGCATAAGCCTTATTAATTTTTTCATGAATAAGATTTTGAGGAGCACCTTCCTCTAAAGTAACGTTATCTCCCAATAGGTCGCTTTCTCTAATTGATTTGAGGGTTACGCGTCCTACTGCGAACCAAACATTTTTCATACCTGTGTCATTAATGAATCGATCAACCTCTGCTTTACGTTCTCCATTTCTAAAGAAGCCATAATAAGCAACGTCATATTCTCTATCATCGATCATATTTTCTTCATTAATTTTTTGAGTGTATAATGTGTATTTGGAATTAGGAAAATTCGTAAATAACATATTATCAAATTTTTTCCATTTTACATTTTGAGTGATATCATAATAGACAGTTGGATCTTTGTGTTGTGATACGAAAATGATAGGTTGCTTTTCTCCAATGCGAAAATCCTCTAATGAATAAGGAATATCACATTTCAAATCTTTTGTACCTTTTAATTTTCTGTGTGTCAATTTTTCATAAAGATTTTCCATTTGAACACTTGGAGTAGCATCAACACATAATTGAATAATAGGTTTATTCCATTCTTTAAGCAAACGATAAATATGAACAATATGTGGTGGCATATTTCCTCCATAAAATACTACATTATCTATACGAGTGATAATGCGATCATATTCAGCATTTACATCTTTTATTTCGTCAAATTGCTTATTGACAGTGTCCTTAGGATTGAACGTTAAAATGTCAACATGAAATCCTTCTTTTCGTAAGGCGTAGGCTACATTTGCAGCTTCAGAAGCATTTACATTAATATTTCGTAATGCATTCCTAATAGTTGAAATAATTAAAATTCTTTCTTTCTTCATTAATTTGTCTCCTAATCTTCAAAATCAAAATCACTAATTTTTAAATGAGTATTATCTAACTCTAAAGTTTCTATACGAACGTCTTTATAAACGTTGCGTGATCTTAAATGATCTCTTACCATAATGGCAGTGCCGTATAAAGACACGACACACCATTTTTCCCATTTATAACCTTTATTCATTACTTCGACTACGTAAACAATTTTATTCTTCATTCGTAACTCTCTTTTCTATATATTTTAACAGCATCTTTTTTAAGTATTCTATTATATTCTCCATTAAGTACCCTATAAAAACTTGATCTTGTATAACCTTTTTTGCCTTTAAAATATTCTAAGGCATCGTTCATAGTAGGAAATTCTATTTTTTCTTCTTTTATTTCAAATATTATTGGCTGAGTATTTGGAGCATCTTTACCTCTTTTTCCTAAGAAAGGGTGATTATTTTCTTTTATCCATTTTTTCATTCGTCTTGAAGATTCTTGTTTATATTCTTCGGAATGTTTCCTACCATAATGCGGAGAAACTTCGCCGTATCTTAACGATTCGCCAGTTGAAATATTCGTCAGTGGGCTATGCAATATATAATCGTGATAAATGGTTAAAGCTTTTTCAAAATCAAAAGCTTCTTTTTTATTTTGAAAATATCCAGCTATTACTACCTTGACATTATCACAATCATTATTACAAAATTCAAACCATTTTTTATTTCTCTTACCACTTCTTAAAAGAAAAGGTCTTTGCCAATTTCCACTACCTACATAAAAACATTGATTATTATAATAATGTTCATATACGTAAAATAAGCTTTTATCTAATTTTTCCATTTCATCAAAATATTTTGATTTTCTACCACTAGTCATAACTTACCTCTATCTTATCGTCTCTAATCATTTTAAAGACTGGAAATCTTAAACTTTCATTACCATTTTTGTCTGTTGTTTTTCTAAAATATTGAACCTCAATAATTTTTCCAATTATTGAATTTTTATTTTCCCAAAATTTAACTCGTTCTTCATCTGATAAACCACTACCAACTCCAACTTCATTTCCTTTATAATCCACCACTAATGCTCCAACTTTATCTTCTCGTCTATGTTTTCTAACATCGACTACTTCAAGATCCATCGTATACATTTCTTTGATTTTTTGCAGCCATTTTTGTTTACCTTTTTTATAAATTGAACTTGCCTTACAAATCATTAGTCCTTCTAAATTATTATCGATTGTCTCTTTTGCCAAAGACATAATTAAATCAATGTCGTCTGTGAATGCATAGAATGGAACAATTTCAACTTCATTGAAAGAATCTCCATATGGATCATAAGTTTTAATATTATAATCTTTAAGTTGATCAATGCGTGCAACATAAGGTACATATGATTTTCCTTTTTCAAAAGATACCTCATCGATTACATCAAAGATAACATGTTGTAAGTTTTCTTTCTCAGCATCCTTCTTACTATTTGTGATTCCATTTGAATAACGGAATAATTCTCCATGTCCCATTTTACGATAATTTTTCGCAATTAGCTCGCCTTGATAAACAAAGCCCTTTGGAAGATTTTCACGATAATATTCTAAGATATGATCAAATCCCTCCATGATAGCTCCTGAGCGAGACAACATAAAAGTTTTATCTTCTAAATTGAAAACAGTTGCACTATTTCCATCAAGTTTAAGAGAGACAGCTTGTTCGCCTATAAAGTCACCTTCGAATAATTGTCCTTTTTGTAATTTAAAAACAGGAATTAATTTCTTCCAAACTTTATTGACTGTTGAGGCACTAATTCCAATTGGTAAATCTTTAACGACTAATGATTCTAAGTATTGACGTTCTTTCATATCGTCTGTGCTTTCAATAAGCGATTTCACTGTCGCAATGTCTTCATCTTTTCCTGTGTTGTGCTCAACTAAATATTCCATAATTGCTAATACGCGTTCGTCGGTTTGATCAATTTTAATTTCATATGTTTTAATTTCTTTATCCATTTTCTTTTTACTAATTCCTGTAACGATACGTGGGTTATAAATGAAATTTAAAATTGCTGGGAGCATTGGTTTATCTTTGTATTTTTTTAACACCTCAACTTTTTCTTTCCCTTTTGCCAAACTCACCTCTTCTAAAATTTCAAACCATTCCATTTTATTTCCTTCTTTCATTTATTCTTTTATTTATTTTTATAAAATAAAATCTCTTGTTGTTTTTTATTATTTTTCTTTAAATGATTTCCAAGACTAAATTTTTTTGCTTGTCCAATCTCTAAAAAAGAAAAATCTTTATATATTTCAAATATTTTTTTATCTTTATTTATTTCTGATATAAAAATACTTTTATTGATATTAGATATTTTTATTATTTCATTTGAAAAATAAAGATAATTAAAACCGTCTTTTGAATAATCTTTAAAAGTTGAAAAATATGGTGGATCAAGATAAATGACAGAATCATTTAATAGATTTTTATATTTAATAATAAAATCAACATAATTTAAATTTTCAAATTTTATATTTTTAATATTATTTTTAAAATTTAAAAAGTGCTCAATATTAAAAAAATTATAGTTGTCTTTTTTATTATATGAGACATTAAATAAACCTTTTTTATTTTCCCTATACAATCCATTAAAACAATTTTTATTAAGGAAATAAAAACGTGCTGATTGTTTTGGAGAGCAGCTTTCTTTATTATTATTAAAACTATCTCTTACTAAATAGTAATATTCTTCACCATTCCCATTATTAATATTTTCTTTAAAATTTTCACTTAATAATTTTAATTCGTTAATTAATTGTTCAAAATTAGATTGAATATTTATATAAAAATCAATTAAGCTTTTATTTATATCGTTAGCTATAATTTTTTTATCAGGATAATTTATAGCTACCTCTAATGCTGATGATAATCCTCCACAAAAAAATTCTATATAATATTTATTTTTATCAATTAAATTATTTTTACTATTTTTTTCAATAGCTTTTAGTATCTCTCCACTTATTTTTCTTTTTCCTCCAGGCCATTTTAAAATAGAATTATTTTTATTCATTGTTTTTATTTCCTTCTTTCCTATAAATATTTATCTTACTTTTATAGTATATAATAAAATTAATTAAATGTAAACTAATTTTAAACCATATCCTTAATTCTTTGAAGAATTTCTTTTGCTATTTCATTATATTCAGAATGTCTCTTTTCAGCTCTATCTAATTCTTTTCTTAATTTAATTATTTCAATATGTTCTTTTGTTCTTTTGTTCTCTTAATAATCATTTCCTCATATTTTTTCTGTAAAACTTCTAATTTTTCTACTCCATCTTCTTTTAAAAGCATTATAAATCTTCCTCCTTACATTCATCATTAAAGATAGTTTCTTCAATTTCTTTTTGGCCGATCAAACCTTTTTCATATTCTAACTTTTTCTTTTCACGAATTTTAATCGCAGTGCGAATACCATAAATATGACCTCGTTTAATTTGACTAATATCAATAGGTTCCTCAGATTCCATTAAACGAACGAAACGAACGCATGTAACAAGAATCCAACATGATCGATCATTGCTTCTTTCGAAACGAAATTCTGTATGTTTTTTAGTAAAAATGAACTTATATTTCTCTCCATAATTTACTACCTTCAAAACGTTTCTAGGATCGATTTCTCTCCTAATTTTTTTCATTGTTTCCGATTTAGGTTCGTCATCATCCCAATGTCTATGAGACATAATTCTTTCACGATACCTTTGAATGCTATGATCAGAAATATTTATATCTAATGAACCAACGCGAACTGTTTTCATTTTTCCTTAACCTCCCAACATTTTCTCCTTTCAATTCTTAATTGTTCTTCAAGAGTCTCAGTTGACTCTGACACACGATAAAAACGAAATCGTCCAATCTCCAAGCTGCCATCTAAAATACGATCAACGAGCTCAATGTAATTTTCAATTCCAAATACCCAAGCACGATTTTCATTAATAAAACCTGTGTTGATTAGCATGCGATAAGCATCAAGTCTAGAACATCCGCTTATCCAAGTTTTATATCTATCTGAATCAATTAAGAAGTATTTTCCGACCTCGTCCTTCTTAATTAGTTTTTCGTATACTGATAAATTCATTTGCATTTTCTTAACCTCTTTTGCTTTAATTTTATGTTTATATTATATAAAAAAGATAGGTTAGTGTAAACCTATCTCCTTAACTTTTTTATATAATATGCAATTACATCAAATAATAAAACGATTGTGCATAAAATTGTCTCAATGAAAACCTCTATTTCGTATCTTATCTTCCACACTTTTTCGCTCCTCTTTTATTTTTTCAGCAAGAAAACCGATCAATTGATCATCTGTAGGTTTAAACCCATTTTCATAATAGAATAAGTCTTCAGATTTCTCCGAATCAAGTAATGAGACGTTAAATAATAATTTTGATCCTGTTAAATATTTATCTTTTATTTTTGAAACGATAAGATCAAGTTGCGAAGTATTATTCACTTTAAATAATTTATAGCAAATTGACATACTAATTGCTACACCAGCTTCATTTTTCTTTCCTTCTTCAGGATACATAATAAAAGCAATTTTGTGTTTATCATCAATCATTGGAAAATCCATTTTTTCAATGCAGCGAATGTTCAAACGTATTTCTTCACCATTTTCCATCTTCAATTTCACAAAATCATAATTTTCGTAAAGCTCAATTACTTCACCATAATGATAGAGTAATGCACCTACATGATAATAGCTTTCATCATTTACGTGCCCAATTATTTTTACTGTGTCTCCAATTCTAAAATAGTTATTCATGTTCTTCCTCCTGTTTTTCATTTTCTTCTTTAACTTTCTTGATCAAAATATCTTGTTCATCTTTGCTTAATTTTTGATATTGAACACCAGTTTGTAAGATTTGTTCCAATAATGCACGATCAGGTAAATATAAAACATGTTTCTCTTTAAAACGAGTGATCGCAGTGTATAAAAGATTTCTTGTTGCTAATGGTCCAGGACCCATGACAGTTACGCCTTTATTCATTGTACTACCTTGACTCTTATGAGTAGTGATAGCAAATGCCATTTGAACATTATGAGCAGTCGTATCTAATATTTTTGTGTTACCTCCAAAACCAGCGTCAGGATAATCACGATTTTCTCCAATCTTTAAGATTTTTCCATCTAAATCTTTTGCAGCTTCTAAAGTATAAGGATCTACCAAATGACCTTCGTAATTAATAACGAAAATATCTCCGTTCATTAAACCTGTGTCAACATTATTTTTTCCAATCATAATTTGATAGCCTTCATGAAAATCGACTGTCTCTTTATAAATCTTATTTTGGAAGACAGCATGATTTGGAATTTGACGAACCTCTTCAGCTTTAATGTTATTGATCGTATCTTTAACTTGATTCGTTGTTGTCAAGAATATATCTGCATCCATATTTTCAGCAATGATCTGTTGAACGTATGTTTGTCCTATACGAGCTTGACTTTCTTCAGAGTCAAAAGCTGGAATCTCTTTATTAATGATAGACATACTATCCTTAAAGATACCTGAGTCTGCAGCTTGTCGTTTAGGAATATCAAGAGTTACCTTTTCTAATTCATTATCACTAACGAGCCAATTAAGAACGTCCAATTGAATTGCTGGCAATTGATTAATATCTCCGATCAAAATTAATTTCGTATCTTCATTCATTAATCGAATAATATAAGCTAGGTCTGACATTGAAATCATACTTGCTTCGTCGACGATAACGACTGACGATTTAGAGAAATAATCTTTATAAGTTGGAACGTAACGTAATCCTGCAATGGTTGATTGATTAATCTTTCTCATGCTCTCTACTGACATTGCATCAACAAAGTTCTTTACAGCTTTACCTGCTAAAGCACAAGCATAAATGCTATGTCCTGCTAATGCAGATATATATTTATCAAGCATATAGGTTTTACCTGTACCTGCATAACCTGTAAGCAACATTACTCGTTTATCTTTTAATTTTTCAAAAGCTACGACTTGATCTTCTCCGAAGTCTGAAATATCAATATCATTAAGACTAAGTTCTAAAGTTTCATTCTTATTTTCTCTCATGAATTTTAAGATAGTAACGTAATCTTCAGCTGTCTCTCTTAACATTACGACGTCTTCAATTTCCATAAATAATCTATATTGCTCGTTTAAATCTTTATTGAATAAGAACTTTGGTGAAGTTAAATTATTATTTTGGAATTGACTCGCTTTCAAATCTGTGTATTGTGTAAAGTATTGAATCGTTTGTGACTGAAGATAAGGCTCGTCTTTCGTAGTCATCTTATAAATTTCAATGGCGATTGGTAATGTAATAGATTCATCGTTAAGATAGACTAACCAAATTTTAGAAGGATCATCAATTCGTCTAGCCAAATCATACATTCTATTTTCAGTCCAACCTGTTACTTGTTGGTACTTTTGAAGGATATTAAACATTTCCCAATTGATCGAACGATAAGGATCTTCAAAATATTTTTCCAAATAAAGAGTAGAACGTTTAGGACCAATTCCATCAATCTCTTTCAAATTATTCCAAGCATCATCGTAATCAGCTTCGTCTCCTGAACGATAAGCATCGAATAACGATTGCATTGCTTTACTATTTTCAGCTATCTTTTTTGCTATTGTGTATTTAATTCCTAACTTATAGCATAAGTGAGCCGCATATTGTTTACTTTCACGTGGTGAATAAAATATAACTTCCAATTCATTTACCTCTTTCCTATCAATTTATGTTTATATTATATCAATGATTTTTAATGTGTAAACATAAAAATAGAAAAATATGAGCCTCAAGTGAGACTCATACTATTATTATAAGTAATCTTTAATTCTATGTTTGTGAAATCCATACTTCTCATGAAATTGAACCTTAGTTAAGACCTTAGGATCCAATTCTTTTCTTACTTCATCTTTCTCCTCTTCAGTCATTGAAGCAACGAAATCTTTAATTTTACCTCGTTTTGGTCTACGACGTAATTCACTAATACGTTTCTCTATTAATGTTACAGCTTCAGGATTGCTCTTAACCATTTTCTTCAACACTGTGTAAACACTTTGTTCCTTATCAATTTTCTTTAGGGATTTGTCTAACATCTTTTTATATTCTTCTTCATTAAACATATCGATCATGAACCTCTCATTGAATGTTTCATGCATACGATTGGTGAATATATTAACATAAACATTAAATGCATCATATGGATCGACTTCACTTAAAATGATACGTCGAGCAGTTTCTTTATAAGCGTCTCGTTTAATGCTTGGCATAAGATAAGCTTGAGGCTCATCGGGATAAATCTCTAACATTTCATAAAAGATATTCTTATCACCGATCAATTGAAACTTTTTCCTACCTCGTGTGATAGCTGTGTAGAAATTATTAATATTATAATGAGAACGTCTACTTTTTGGTATTCCTTTATTGCCCAAAAAATAAGCTACATTATTCGATTCGCTACCTTGCATATAGTTAACAGTAAGATAAGCTGAATGAGCCAATGTTTGGATATTTATTTGAGCATCATGAGCACTCTTTAATGAAGGATAAACCATTCTTAATTCATTATACCTTTTGTTCTTAGGATTCAAGTAAACTTCTTTACCCATGCGTAAGAATGGCATGTCATGTGGGTTATCTAATGCATTGTAAATTACTTCATCAATGAACTGTCCTCGTTCGTGTGTAGGCGTTAAGAATATGAAATCATTATTAAATAAATCTATAATGCTCTGTGTATAATCTTCCTCAACGATAGAGTTATTAATCAAATCGTATATGAAATCAAATGAATAGCTTTTATATTTATTATTCATTAACCTATAGTTATCATGTAATATTTTATAATCGATCGACTTAATGAATAATTTCCATTTCCCAGGAACAGCCATATCTCCTTCGTCAAGTGGTCCATATAATTTAGTGAAGACACCCTGATAAAAAGGTACTGTCCACTCCTGCATATTATAACGAAACAATCTTTCAAGCGGTGAAATACCTCTAATAGCAGGAAGCTGCTTTATATCTCCGAATACATATACATCAACGACTGCATGTTGGCTATCTTGAATGTCAACGAGTAGTGATTGGAATATCGTTTCGCTTAAATATCCAAACTCATCAATGAATACGATAGGTTCGTCTCGGTATCCATGTTGAACGTTGATCTTATCTTTAAACTTTTTCATTTTAATAACTTCATTACGATTAGTAGTATTTTCCGCTAATCTATTTATTTCATTACGTAAACGATTTGCTGCCGAATGAGTCGGTGTAATAGTTACAATGTCATTGTTTAAGCTCCTTGCTAATTTTAATAGATAAGTACTTTTACCTGTGCCTGGTTCTCCACCTATATAATGTAATCTTACTTTTCCTTTATTCAATTTTTATTTACCTCTTTCTTTTCAATTATCTATTACTTATTTATTTTATCAATCCTATACGACTGTGTAAACTACCTATGTAACAAAACACGCTCTTCCTTTAGTAGTAGTACCAAACTTTGTTACACCAATTACTAAACTAATATTTATAAAGGTAACATAATACTCTCTACCTTTAGTAGTAAACCATAAAATGTTACACTATTTTATTATACTAGCGCTGTTAGTTTCCATAGGAAACTAACGCGTGTATCAGTTTCCTACGGAAACTGATACAATATAGATAATAATATATAATAGAATAATATATAATAGATAGCCAGTATAATAGATAGATAATAGAATATATGAGATAATAGACAGCCGGTTAGATAACCTATCAAATAGCCTATCAAATAGCTGCCATATATCCGCTAATATATCCGTCCATATATACAGCTAATATAGATAGATAATAGACAGCCAGCCAATTGATCCATATATCCATCCATATAAATGAATGGACAATAGAGATAGAAATTGTTGACACCATATATGACAGGCAATAAATAGAAGGACTAATAGATAGGACTATTCTACAGGCAATTATATAATGTAGTTATAATAGGACAAATAATAGGGATAAAATATAGCACAATATTATGGCACTATTTTATACGTCTATTCTATAGGTACGAATATATAGACGAATATATAAGGCAAATAGTATAGAAATAGTACGTATATTTGACGATATTTAGTGCTATTTTAACCTATATTTGGCACTATTTTAGCACTATATTTGCTCTATTATAGATAGATAGATATAGAAGGATATAGAGTAGTGTATAAGCTGTATGATAGGAGTGTATGATATGTATGCATGACTGTGAGTGTATAATGCATTGCGTATGAGTGATTGATCACATATTTTGTGTCACAATATTTCGTCATATTTTTGCATCAATGAATGTAATGAGTGAAGATATGTATGTATATGCAGCATCAATGCGCTACCTCGCAGATCCAGCCACCCGACTCCGTCTCTCTCTATAGCCGGCCTATCCGTCAGAAAAAAATGGAGAATCGCAGATAATAGATCGGAAGAGCGTCGTG